TGCTATTATAATTATAAGTAAAATTTGCTATTAAATCGTTTGTTAAATAATTATTAAAATTACTTGTAAAAGCATTTGCAAAATTAACAGAAAAATTTTTAGAAGCAGCTGGAATATATGAACCAGTGCTTGATGAAAAAATATTATAAGTACCATTACCATAAGTTAAATTTGGATTATTAACAATTAATTGTTCTGAATAGCAATTACAACAAAAATCAGGTAAAGGCGGAGATGTTGAAAATGTGTTATTAGTTATTACCGAATTATAGATAGTTGTAGGAAAGATATATTCATTTGTATAAATATTAGAATTTGTTGTAAGATTATTAATGAATTGTTGATTTGTATAATTAAATAAAACATTTGAAGAAATAAATAAATTATTTAATGAAATTTTTCCATATATTTCAACAGCTGCTAAAATCAAAGATCTAGCAGTTGTTTTATATAATTTACTAAAAACAAAACCAATATAATTATATGTTTTTGAAAATGTTATAGGTAATACTTTTTCATAATAATAATAAGTTACACTATTAATAACATCATTATAAACATTATTTGCTAATATAAATGTTGAAGGAGATGAAGCTTCATTTATTGTATAATAATTAATACCATCATAAGAACCATAACATCTCCAATTTAAAGGAAAATTATCAGCATAAAATGATTTTGTATAAAATCTATATTTTGTCATTAAGATATTTTTTGGAAATTTTATAACAAAAAAATCACCATTATAGTTATCATTTATATTAAGATATGAAGGAGGTCCAACATATACACAAGGGGAATTATTAGTAGATAAATAATTACTTGCCCCCCATTGAAAATTTTTTTTTACAGTATTAGGAGAATTAATTAAATTATCAATTAAACTATAACCAAAATTTAAACTATTATTATTACTACTTGAAACATAAATATTATAATTACCATTTGTATAAGGATTTTGATCATTTGTTGCGTTTATGCTATATCTATAATTTTTAAATCCAAAATCATTATATGTAATAAAATTACTTGAAATATCTGATAATGTAAATGAACTCGATGGTAATTTATATTCAAATGTTAGAATATTACTATTAAAAGCGAAAAGATTATTAATATTATCTATAAAATTACTACTAATATTATAATTAACATAATTACTTGTTGTAAAAATATTACTTGCTGTATTTGATGTTATATAAGGAGTTAAACTTGAATTTAATAAATTACTAGTATCAATTGATGATAAAATATTAATATTATTACAATATAATGATGTTGCGTTAATGCTTCCATTGATATCGAGATTATAATTAGTTATATTTGTATTTATACCAACACATCCATTTGAATTTATAACTAATGAATTTGAACTAGCATTTGAATTAATATAAAATTGTGAAATAATATTTGAATTATTTAAATCATAATTTCCAAAATTAAAATTATTAAAATTATCATAACCAAATTTAAATAAACTATTAGATCCGCAAATAATCATCGAATAGTTACAATTATTTAAACTACCAATTTGAAGATCTGCTAATGGATTTAATGTATTTATTCCAATATTACAATTAACATATAAAGTATTTGTTAATATTAAATTAGAAACATTTAAATTTGTTGTATTAATATTTGAAGAAGTTAAACTATTACTATTAAAAATATTTAGTGATTTTATAAGATTTGAAATTCTTAAATTACTGGCATTTATATTACTTACATTTAAATTATTACTAATATTTAAATTACTCGCATTAATATTACTAGTTGTTAAAAGATTACTAATTGTTATATTTGATGTTAATAAATTTGAATTAACTGTTAAAAACCGAGTAACTATATTACTTCCTGAGATTAAATTACTTATATTTATATTACTTCCTGAGATTAAATTACTAATATTTAAGTTACTTCCTGAAATTAAATTACTAACATTTAAATTACTTGCTGAAATAAGAGTATTAATATTTAAATTACTTCCTGATATTAAATTACTAACATTTAAAGCGTTAGTTCTTATTAAATTACTTGTTATTAAATTATTAACATTTATTGAGTTTCTAACATTTAAAGAATTACTTAAATTTAAATTACTGCTAAAAATATTGCTATTAACAGTTAAATTACTCGTAATTATATTACATGATGCTATTAAATCAGTTGCATTTAAGTCATTGACAGTTGTTAAATTACTTACAAATAAATTATTAGTTGTTATTAAATCAGTCGCATTTAAATCATTGACAGTTGTTAAATTACTTACATATAAATTATTAGTTGTTATTAAATCAGAAGCATTTAAATCTATTGTGCTAATTAAATTAGCAACTGATAAATCATTAGTATTTATATTTAAAGCTAATAATGAAGCATTTGTATTAATACTTCCATTAATATCTAATGAATATTGTGGAGATGTTTTACCTATACCAATGAAACCATTATTAGATATTATTAATGAATTAGCTGGTGCGTTTGAATTAATATAAAATTGATTAAGCCAAGTAGAAGTTCTTGTATCAAATCCGCCTATTATAAAATTATTGTAAGCATTTAAACCAATTTTAAACGATAATGTTGATTGTGAATATTTAGTTGATAATAAAATAGCTCCTTGTTTGCTTTGATCACTTAATGAACCAATATGTAATAATTCTAACGCATTATTAGTTCCAATACCAATTCGATTATTCAAATTATAAATTGTATTTAAATTTGAATTCCATCCTCCAATTGTAGAAACATCTAAAATATTACAATTATTAGATGTTAAAAATGGATAAGAATAATTAAAAGTAGGTAGATTTGTCAATGTATTGTAATTAACATTACTTATATTAAATCCATTTCCTGACAATAATTGGTTTTTAGAATTATAATCTATACTTTCTTTAACAAAATTTGAAGTAGCAACAGAAACTATATTATTATAATTAACACCTTTAATATATAAATCATCTGTTGTATTTAAGGTGCCATCGACATTCAATTGAAAATAACTATTATTATATCTTGTAGTATTTGTGCCAATACCAACACCATGAGGTGTAATGGATAAAGAATTATTCAAAGATGTTTTATCTATTGTTAGAATATTCGAATTATCATTATGACCAATTAATAAATAATTATTATAATTATCAAACCCTAATCTAAATTTATTTTTAATAATTATATTATTATCATCAAAATAATCATCAATTGATAATACAATTGAACAATTTAAAGAATTATTAGTATTTGTATTAAGATGTAATAAACTTAAAGGTGATGTTGTGCCAATACCAACATTACTCTGTAAATTATATAAAATATTATTTGTTTCATTAATCCATCCAAATGCGTTAGAATCAATTGTTATTTCATTTGTTAATTTATTAGATGAAAAAGGTGTATTAAAAATATCTTTATTATTAATGATACTTGTATTAACTTCATCTTTTTTATAATATTCAGATAAGTCTATTGATAAAATATTGCTACCATCTTTTGTTGTAGTTCTACTATTTGAATTATCTAAAATCAAAGGATAAACTGAATATAACTTATTATATTTAATTTTATTAAAATCTAAATCAGTTATATTACCACCTAAACCGTATAAAATAGTTGAACTTGTCAAACCAGAAACAGAGCCACCACTAAGTTTTATTTTTTGACCTTGTTCCATATTAGCGTCTATTAAATATTTAATAATATAAAAATATTAAATAAAAAATGATTATTACAAAATCATAATTTTATTGTAATGTCTACTGAATATAACAAAGTTGTAAATCAATTCATTGAAATTTTATTATATGATATTGATATAAAATTTCATGAATTAAAAAAAAATAAATTAGATGTTCATACTGCTGATAAAATATTTGATAATTTTTATGAGAAAAAAATAAATGAATATAATAATAATTTAAAAATGGCTAAAAAAATTTATTTATGATGTTGAACCAAAACCACCTTCATTTCTTTCAGTTGAACTTAAAGAATTTTCTTCTACTTCAAAAATATTTGGAAATACTTGTTTTCTTATAATCAATTGACAGCATTTGAATGGAAATACAATATCAGGAGCATCATCGCAAATTTTTGTTAATGCTACCATTAAATTACCTCTATAATTATTATCAATAATTCCGATATTATTAGATAAAATATAACCAAATTTGCTTATTGAACTGCGAGGAACTATTTCAGTATAATATCCTTCATCAACTTCAATCTTGATACCAGTATCATACAAACTTGTTTTGGAATTAAAATCTTTTATTTTATTTATGATTGTTAAGTCAAATCCAACATCTTCTTCAAATGCTTTCGAAGGAATAACAGCATCTTTATGTGTCTTAAAAACTTTAATGGTTGGATTATTGTTTTTTACTTTATATAAAATTTCGTTTTTAATATAAGAATTTAAAAGTGTGATATCATTATTATCATACATAAGTCTATTAAATTTAGTATAACTATTTTCTTTTTTATAAACGATATAATTATCAATAATTTCATGTTTAATATTAATAAATTCTAATATTGAATTTAGAATAGGCTTGATAATATCATTATTAAGTGGAATCTTATCAAAATTACTTTCATAAACACCTCGAATAAATGCAATTTTTAATTCTCTTGAAAAATTATCAAAATCATTAATTGAATTTTTGATATTATTTAATGTGATTTCATCTGATATTGAAATAATATAATTCTGATCAATATTATCACAAAATTGTTTAAGAATTGATAAGATATATGGATTTACTCTTAAACAAATAAGACAATTATTATTTTTATTTACAAGACCAAGAATATAGGCTTTTTCAATTGTATCAATATTTAAGAAATAATCTTCTCCCATTTTTGATTATATTTATTAAATTATTTTTATATATTATTTTTTATGAATCCATTGGGGAACTGGTAATCTTTATATTACAATAATCAACGGGATTACTTCTATAATCATATTTTGTATAAACGCCTATATTTATAGCTTCTGTTAATAATTCTTTGAAAAATTGCCAAAAAGCATCATCATGACCAACTGTTTCATTACCAATATGACTTAATTCATGAATACAAACAAAAGTTAGAACATTAATATCAACTAACTGACCATTAGTTCTTAAACATAATATTATTTCTTGACCTTTGTTTATAGTATAGCTTGTATAACTAGGATTATCAATACCTTCTTTGATAACATCTGGATTAAAATTTTTCTTTAATTGTTTAACTTTACTATCATTTGGAAAAGTTTTATACATATGATCAACAAGTAAAATTAATTTTTCTCTAACTTTTGCTATTAAATCCGCAGCATCTTGTGCGTCTGCTTTAATCTGAACATCATAATTACGATTATCAACCTTAGATACAATAGTTTCTATATTACTATAATAATGATATTGGTATATTAAAAACGCAAATATTAAAATTAAAGATATAATTATAATTGCTGTATTGTTTACTTCCATTCTATAAATAAAAAATGAAATTATTAATATAAAAATTAAATTATAAATATTATTAATGTGTAGCTATATTAAACCTGATTTTGAGGAACTAACAGATACTAAAAAAGAAATTAGTTTTCAAATTACTGATTGGTTTGTTCCAGAATCAGATAAAATTCAAATTGATTATTCAGAAGAACAACGCAAATATACAATTAATATTTATGGAAAAGATAAAGATGGTATTAGTATTTGTACTAAGGTAATTGGTTTTATGCCTTTCTTTTATTTGAAACCTCCTGAAAGTTGGGAGGAATTTGATGATAAGACTTTTAAATCAAAAGTAGGTCAATTAAAACTTAAATTGATGGATGAATCTTATGAAACTAAGTTTAAGACAAAGAAACGCATTATTTCTAAGTGTTATGAAAATCATTTGAAAGAAGTCTCTTATGAATATAAAAAAGATTTCTGGGGTTTTACTAACAATAAAGATTTCAGATATATTAAAATTACTGTAAAATCATTAGCATTATTTAATAATCTGAAATATTATTTTCAAGATAATAAAGAAGGTTTTAAGTTATGTGAAAGTAACATTGATCCATTCCTTAGATTTATTCATATTCAAAATATTAAACCTTGTGGATGGGTTAAGCTTCTCAATTATTCACTTGAAGATACTCCTGAAACTAGATGTGATTATAATATTACTGCTAATTGGACAGATGTAGTTCCTGTTGATAATAATTCGATTGCGCCATTAGTAATAGCATCATTTGATATTGAATGTTCGAGCTCTCATGGAGATTTTCCAGTTGCTATTAAGACTTATAAAAAACTTGCTCAAGATTTGTGCATGATTGCGAAAGCAAACTTAGATGATAAAAATCTTATTGATAATATTATCGCTGCTTATGAAAAAGATGTTGATATTAATGCTTTTTATAAAATCAATCAATTATATCCAAAGTCTAAATTGACAGAAAAACACAAGACTGCTCTAAGAGAAAGAGAAGAAGATTTGAGATTTGTTATGAATAAGATTAAGACATTGGCAATTAATGAAGATGACGATGACGATGAAAAAGAAGAAGACGATGATAAACCAAATACTGTTTCTGTAAAAGAAGCTAATGAGATTGAAGAATGTTTAAATAAGAAATTGAGTGAAATTCTGCCTGAATTAGAGGGTGATAAAATTATTCAAATTGGAACTACTATCCATATTTATGGCAGTGATAAGATTATTCATAAAAATATTGTGACATTAGATACTTGTGATGAAATTGAAGATGCGAAGGTTATTAGTTGTAAGACTGAGAAAGAATTATTATTAACTTGGAAGAAAGAATTGATTAATATTGATCCTGATATCATTATTGGTTATAATATCTGGGGTTTTGATATCGAATATATTTGGAACAGAACGAAGGAGTGTGGAATTACTACAAGATTTGCTACTGGCTTTGGCAAAACAATCACAAGAGAAATTAGTTTAATTGATCAAAAATTATCATCATCTGCACTTGGTGATAATACATTGAAATTATTTGATACTGATGGTATTGTTACAATTGATTTATTCAAGGTTATGCAACGAGATCATAAATTAGATAGTTATAAATTAGATAATGTTGCTTCAATATTCATAGGAGCAAATAAAGATGATTTGAAGCCCAATGAAATCTTCAACAAATTCAAGGGAACATCTGCTGACCGTTGTGTGATTGCTAAGTATTGTATTCAGGATTGTATATTGGTTAATAAACTACTTCATAAATTGAAAATTATTGAAAATAATAGTGGAATGGGTAATGTATGTTTAGTTCCTCTTAATTTCTTATTCAGACGAGGACAAGGTATTAAAATTTATTCATTGATTATTAATGAATGTATGAAAAGAGGCTTTATTATTCCTACGAAAAAATATGCTATTCAAGATATTGATATTGATGGTTATGAAGGTGCTATTGTATTAGAACCAAAAGAAGGTATTTATTTAGATGAACCTATTGTAGTATTTGATTATGGTTCTTTATATCCTTCATCGATGATTTCTAAGAATCTATCACATGACACTTATGTATTAGAAGACAAATATTTAGAAATTGATGATCCTAATGTAGAATTTGTTAAAGTTTCTTATGATTTATATGAAGGACTTGGAGATAAAAAACATAAAGTAGGTGTAAAAGAATGTACATTTGCGAAATATAAAGATGGAAGAAAAGGAATTATTCCTGATATTCTAACAGTTCTTCTTGATGAACGAAAAAATATTAAAAATAAAATCGAACATATGACTGTAATTAGAAAAGATGGTTGTGAAATTACTGGAATGATTGCTGAAAATAATGATACAGAAGTAATTATTATTACACCAGATAAGCATAAAATTAAAGTTCCTAAACCGGATGTTATTGAAATTAAAGATACTTATAATAAATTTGAAAAAGATATATTTGATGCCTTACAAGCGGCTTATAAGGTAACTGCTAATTCTTTATATGGTCAGATTGGCGCGAGAACATCTCCCATTTATTTGAAAGAGATTGCTGCTTGTACAACTGCGACTGGCAGAGAGATGATTATGATTGCCAAAGATTATGTAGAAACTAATTATAAGGCTGATGTAATATATGGTGATAGTGTAATGCCTTATACACCTATTACTTATAAATCAGATGATAAGATTTATATTAGCACATTTGAGAATATTGAAGGTCAATGGAAAGAATATAATAAATTTAAGTCAAATGATATTAATCGCACGAATAAAGAACAGATGAATCCTGATAATATGTCTGTATGGACTGATAAAGGTTGGGCAAAAGTAAGAAGAGTTATTCGACATAAGACTATTAAGAAGATTTATAGAATTACAACATCATCAGGACTTGTAGATGTTACAGAAGATCACAGTTTATTTAATTCAAATCGTGAAATTATTAAACCTTGTGAATGTAAAGTTGGTTTAGATTTGCTTCATAGTAAACCAGAAATTAAAGAATATGATAAAGAGAAGATTTATAATTTCATTGATAATACATTGGTTGAAAGTTGTTGTTATGAAGAACAGATAGTTGTAGCAAATACGCAAGTTGAGGCACAAGAATACTTCCTAATATTAGAATTATTGAATTATAATGTTAGTGTTGAATTTATGAATGATTGCTATATTCTTTCATACGTACCAATAACTAAAAAATCAAATTCAAACGAAATCAAGAAAATTGATGTATTATTTGATTTATATCAAGGTTATGTTTATGATATTGAAACCGAGAATGGGGCTTTTCATGGAGGTATTGGACACTTAATTTTAAAGAATACTGATTCAATCTTCTGTAAGTTTCCATTGAAAGATTCTAAGAATGAATTATTATTTGGGAAAGAAGCATTACCAGAGGCAATTAGAACAGGTAAGGATGTAGCTAAGAATATTGCTAGTATTATGCCTCCTCCTCAAAAATTGAATTATGAGAAATGTCTCTATCCATTTATCTTATTCAGTAAGAAACGATATGTGGGTAATTTATATGAATCTGATGTTAATCATTTTAAACAGAAATCGATGGGTATTGTATTAAAAAGAAGAGATAATGCTAATATAGTCAAAAAAATTTATGGTGGTATTATTGATATTATTCTAAATCAACAAGATTTAGAAGGTTCTGTTAGATTTCTTAGAAAAGAACTAAATAATTTAGTGAATGGTAAAGCAGACATTAAAGACTTGATATTATCTAAAACTTTGAAATCATCTTATAAAGATCCTACTAAAATTGCTCACAAGGTTCTAGCTGATAGAATTGGTATTAGAGACGCCGGAAATAAACCAGCTTGTAATGATAGAATTGCTTATATTTATATTAAAGTTCCAAATGCTAAATTACAAGGAGATAAGATAGAAACGCCTGAATTTATTGAAGAAAATAAATTACAACCAGACTATTTACATTATATTACAAATCAAATTATGAAACCAGTATTACAATTATATGCTTTATGTTTAACAGATTTGAGTGATTATAAAGAAAGTGAAGAATATTGGAATGAAATCGATGAAGAACTTAAAAAGAAACCAATTTATCAAGATGATATGAAACGAAAACGTAGATTAGATAATTTGAAATTGATGAAAGTTCAAGAAATATTATTTGATGAATTTATTGATCGTTTAAAAGAACCAAAAGAACCAAGAAAAACAGCTGCGTCAAAAAAGAAGGTTCAATCAATTGAACCTGAGCCAATGATTAAGATGATTACAAACGCAACAGGTGATATTAAAGTTATTAATAGTAAAGTTAAAGATGGTTTAACATATTCAGTAAAAATTATTAAAGATGGTAAGAATTTATATTCAAATGAAAATAAAGAAGGGATTAAAGATATTACAAAAGACAAATTATTGGATGATTTATTGTTAGAAACTTATAAGAAATTTAAAGATGTTGAAATTAAAATAGAAATTAAGATTAATTATAAAGATTATGTAAAGAAATTTAATCTGTTAGTTAGTAAATATGATGAATTTAAGAAAAGAGCTGCGGCATTTGATAGTAAAAATAATGACATTGGTTTAATTAAATTACAAAAAGAATTACAAAATAATTTATATATATTAGAAATTAGTGATAAGATTACACTAATTGCTTAAAAAGAATTGGATTGTTTTAAACGCTTTTGATTATGCAAATTATAATTATTAGTTTCTATGCTAATTTCATTAAATTTTATTAAATTGTAAATAATAATTTTATTTTTTTCTAATTGTATTGCTTGATTACCAATAACTTTAATATAATAATCATTTTCATCACTAATATCATTTTTATTATTTAAATCATAATATAAAGTAATATTGTCCAATTGTGTTAATATTGATATAAACATCAATATCATACATTGCGAATGTATTGATATAATATTTGAAACAATATTAATAACATAAGTTTTATAAATCCAACTTAAAATAAAAACAATACTTAATAATAATAATCCTTGTTGATTTGCCCCCATTTTATATATAAATATTAAAAATATAAATTATATCATTTTTTTAATAATATTTATTTCTATTTAAATATAAATATGGGTTCTGGTGGTAGTAAAGATATAGATTATGTAAATGATAGTAAACCACCTTTACAAATGAATGATAAACCTCCTAATCAAAAATCTTATACAACTATTCATGAAGGTTTTGAAATCTTTCGTGAAAATAAAAATAAAAATGATATTATTCAAATTATAACGATACTTCTATTTTTATTGTTGTTTATGAGGTTTAAATATATATAAGGATTATTTTATTTATAATAAATATGGGAGTGTAGTTCAACGGTTAGAGCACAGCTCTTATGAAGCTGAGACCTGGGTTCAACTCCCAGCACTCCTACTTTTTCTTTTTCTTATTTATAACATAATATGTTATAATTATCTAAATATTTCTTATATACCTCTGTATTAGGATAACTATTATTTCCTGGGCGATTTTGTATTCCCGGAATATGATTTTTGGCATAAAAGTATTTTGCATAAGCTAAGGCATCAGGTTCTATATGACCATATTTATAATCGTTTCCCCACGGCTTTCCTGAAAAATTAGTATCTCCACTATACAATCCAGCATTTAAATAATTTGGTAATTTGTCCATTATTATATATAAAGGAAAATAAATATTTAATATTATAAAAATGAGTGAAAAAGAATTTATAAAAGATGGTTTGGATAATGAAAAAATTGTAGAAATTATTAAAGATATAAGAAAAGAAATAGATATTGATGCCAGTGATAGTAATATTGATAAAATAAAAGCAAAACATAATTTCTTTGCTACAAGATATCCAGCATTATTTGATTTATCTACAAGAAAAGAAGAATTTAGCTGGGAAAATTTAAATTACTTCTTAAATATGAGAAATGATGTTATTAATGATAAATTGACAGCTGAAAAAGCTTCTGTTATTGTTGGTGAAGAATGGTTTAAAAAATATGTTAAAGTTGATGATAAACCAATGCAAGATCCTATTAAATTTGAACGAAGAACTAAATCTAAAAAATAATTAAAAATCATCATCATTAAAATCATAATCGTTATCATTATCGTTAATATCATTTTCTAAATCATATTCGTATTCATAATCATCATATTCATCACTATATTCATAATAGATATCATTCTTATTTTTCTCTTCTTCTTCTAATTGAAGTTTTAATGCGTATTGTTTATCAAGTTCTTCGTAATCAATTGGTTCTTTTGGAGGTGGATTGATAAACATATATTTATAATGATCTTCGACATCATCATCGCGTTTTTCAGGTTCATCAGTGAATGAATGAATTTTATTTGTTTCTTTTGGAATGAGATAATCATCTTTATAACTTCTCAAATAATATTCCATAAGTTTATTTCGATTTGTTTGTTGTTTTTGCTGTTGAACATAATAATTAATTAAGAAATTCATTCTGTGATTTAGAATATTATTTCTTAGATATTCATTAGTCATCATAAAAGTCGAATAACAGTTTAAATAATCATTTACATCATTATTATAAAGGAAATAACCGAAACTATTAAACATTTTAACAATCAGATTATTTATAATAATATATCATTTTTTTATTTAGTTTTATTAAGAAGAAAATAATGCCGTTAAATTCGGTTGATGAAAGATTAATTATTTTTAATAAAATTAATGGATATATTGATAAATATTTAGAAGAAGATAAAGATCCTTCAAAATGTTTAAATAAAAGAAATAATGAATTAAATTTTAGTGGAAGAATATTTTTAGATACTTTACTAAAAGTTTCATCATTATCAGGATCTGTTTATATATCACATATTGAAGATGATAAAGATTGTAAATTTATAACAAAAATTCAATTAAAAGATAGTGATTCAGAAGCAGATAATGAATTATATTTTTTAAATTTAATTAAAAATAAATTAATTTTAGAAAATGAAAAATATAAAACTTTTAATATTCATTTACCATTATTATATAATAATTTAGAATGTATTAATTATAATCCAGATGATAATATAATTACTATTAAAGAAGGTTCTGGATTAAGTAGTTTAAATTATTATTCAACATTTGTTGAAAAAGCTGATGGTAGTTTAGATGATTTTATAAAATATATTAAATTTAGCGAAGAACAATTATTTAATATAATAGCTCAATGTTTTATTGGTATATTTTCATGTCATAAATTAAATATTTTTCACAGAGATACTCATACTGGCAATTTCTTATTTTATAAAATTAAATATAATGACGATGAATATTTTGAATATAAATTAATTTCAAAAAATAAAAGTTATAAAATGTTATATTTAAAAAATATAGGATATAATTTTTTTGTTTGGGATTTTGGAAAAAGTCAAAAAATTAATAAAAATAATAAACCATTTACATATAATGACTATATAACTTTAATTTTGAGTATTTTTGATACATTAATGTCATATAATAAATCTTTGAATAATAGTCAAGTTTTATATCATCTTAGTGTATGTATTAATTATTATATCAGAAAAAATAATATATTTCAAATAATGTATGATGTTTTTAGAAATAAATATGAATTTGATTTTATACATGGAAGTTTACCAGATAATGCTAAAATTGTAAAAAGTATATCATTATATATATAGAATATGTTAGATAGTATTTATGATAGATATACTATTTTTATGAAAATTTTTAATCTTATTAAATCTGTATTAAATAATGATTCACAATGTTTAGTACCTTTAAAAAAAAAGGATTTATATTCAATTAATAATAAAATTATTTTAAAAAAAAGGATTGGTGAAAAATCTGTTTTTGGAACAATATTTTTATCATCAATAAAACCATTAAAATATAAATTTATAACAAAAGTTCAAGTGCACGATAGTATTGGTAAAAATGAATTAAATGTTTTGAATTATGTTAGAAGTTATGCTTTGAAAACAAAGAATTTTCATTTACCTTTATATATAATTAATTTTAATTGTAACAGTTATGATATTTTTGATAAACGTTTACCGCCTAATATAACAGGAAAATATTTTTATTCATATGATTCTACAATTGCTGAATTAGCAAATGGTAATATGAATGAATATATTGAATCGGTCTTTAAATCAGGTAAAAATATTTCAGAAAAAATAATAACAGCTATCAAACAATGTATAATAGCTTTTATGACAATACATCATTTAGGTATTTTTCATAATGATGCTCATTTAGGTAATTTCTTATTTTTTAAAGTAAAGAAAAATAAAGGTTATTATAAATATAATTATAATAATATTTCATTTTATTTAAATAATACTGGTGCTATTTTTGTAATTTGGGATTTTGGGAAAAGTAGACAAATAGAATCATCTGATAATATAATAAAAGATTATTCATATAAATTTTTTTATAGCATAGAAAGAATAATAAGAAAGATGTCTTTTAAATATAATATTCCTATTGAACAAAAATTAAGAAATTTTATATTATTAGCTACATCTGATTATAATATGTATTTGAACAATGATACTATAATAAAAAAAATATTTTTAGATGAAAATATAAATTCAGGCAAATTATTAGGAACTGTTGATTTGTTTTAATTTATGAACAATACTATTAATAATCTCTTGAACCTTATCAATATCTACATCTTTATTATGTTTATAATGAATATAAACATTGTTATTTTTAATAGTTAAAATAATACGATTATTAATTTTAAATTCTGTTATTTCAGCTATATATTTATAATTAATATCATTAGTACATGCGAAAGTATGCGTTGGTAGTTTAATTTCATTATATACGAATACATAAAATTCATCATTTATAATCTCTGTATTTTCTAATTTTCTTGTGTAAACATATTGACTATCATTTGATAAATCATAAACATAATTACAATTATTACGACAATAATAAGCATATTTACATTGCTTTGTTTTCTTAAAACTATTCTTTATTTTTCTTAGACTATTTTCGTTTATGAAAATATCCGATTTTTTCATTAAATATATTTCGATAATATTAGTATTATCTGTAATAAGTTTTTTAATATCAATCATAATTAAATATATTTGTTATTGTTAAATTCATTTTTTATTTATGGATTATTTGTAAAAAAATGAAATAATATAATAAGAAAAAAAATATGGAAGTCGATTATAAGTCATTGAATAAAAAGCAATTAGTCGAATTTTTATTAAATGCTGATAAATATTATTATAATACAGGAGAACCTTTAATAACTGATGATAGATATGATGAAATAAAAGAACATTTGAGGGCTATTGATAAAAAAAATGCTTATTTTAAAAGGGTAGGCGCTGACGTTGACAATAAAGTTAAATTGCCTTATTATTTAGGATCACAAGATAAAATTAAAGATGATTCCAAAATTCTTAATAAGTGGATAGCAAAATATAATGATCCAAAGTCTTATATTATAAGTGAAAAATTAGATGGAATATCATGTTTAGTTGTCTATAAAAGTGGAGATATTAAGATTTATACAAGAGGCGATGGATATTATGGACAAGATATAACACATATTAAAGATTATATTAATGGAATTATTTCAACTAAAATTCAAAAACATGATATTGTTGTAAGAGGTGAATTGATAATAAGTAGAGAAAATTGGGAAAAGATTAAACATGAAGGTTCAAATGCTCGTAATTTGGTAGCAGGTTTAATTAATTCTAAAATTTTAAAAAAAGATTTATTAAAATTTATTGATTTTATTGTATATGAAATTATTGAAGGTTCTTCTACAAATTTAGATGACCTAAAAAAATTTAATGTAGTTAAACATAAAGAAGTCAAAGATATATCAATTGATTTCTTATATAATTTATACAAAGACTGGAAAGAAAAAAGCAAATATGAGATTGATGGTTTAATAGTTAAACATAATAGTAATTATAAATTAAAGGCTGGTGAAAATCCTAAATATTCATTTGCCTTTAAATCATTAAATATGCAGAAACAAGTTGAAGTCGTTGTTAATGATATTGAATGGAATATTAGTAAAGATAAGTATTTAAAGCCAATTGTAAAATTCAATGAAATAGTTTTAAATGGTGTTAAGATTAAACAAGCGACTGGATTTAATGCGGATTTTATTGTTAAAAATAAGATTGGTGTAGGTTCAAGAATAGTTATTATTCGCTCAGGAGATGTAATACCGCATATAACAGAAGTTTTAAGTCCTTCTTTGAATAATAAACCATTAATGCCAGATTTGCCATTTATTTGGAATAAGAAAGATATAATTCTTGATGATATAAAGAAAAATAGAGAACAAGATATTAAAATTTTCAGTAGTTTTATGAAATCTTTAAATATAAAAGGAATAGGCGAAGGAATTATAACAAAACTTTATGATACTTCATATGATACACTTGAAAAGATAATTACAATAAGTAAAGATGATTTATTAAAGATTGATGGAATTAAAGAAAAAAGTGCTAATAATATAATTGAAGCTTTAAAAGATATTTATAAGAAAAATTGTCTTGAAATTATGTTTGCTTCGAATATTCTTGGGAGAGGTTTGGGAGAACGTAAATTAAAATTACTGATAGATGCTTATCCATATATATGTGAGAATCAAGAAAAAGCTTTAAAATTAACAAAAGAAGACATAATTAAAATTGATGGATTTGGTGATATTACTGCTGATGCCATTATTAAAAATTTAAAAGCTTTCTTAGATTTCTATAATTCAATCTTTACATCCAAAGTTGTTATAAAGAAAGATGAATACGAAGATAATAAAGAAGAATTAATAAATGATAAATATAAAGATAACACATATGTGTTTAGTGGTATTCGTGATAAAAAATTAGAAAAGATTATAATAGCAAGTGGAGGTAAAATAGGTAATATAGTCAATAAGAAGACTACTTTATTAATTGTTAAAAGTTTAGATGATGCCACAGTAAAAGTAGAAACAGCAAAGAAATATAATATTCCAATTATAACATTTGAAAAATTTATTAAATAATATTATTAAGTAAATAATGAGTTGTGAGAATATTAATAATAATGCTGATATTAAACAAGCAAGTTATGACGCCTTAAATAGTTTTTATGAAAATATATATAATGTATATAAAACACAATCTGATAGTATTATTTCAACACAAATAAAAAATGAGGCAAGTAATATATATAGACCCAAAAATAAAACTGAAATTTTTAGTGATGAATTTAAGAATGTGTATTCAGATAAGATAAATACTAATTTAAATAATATTGATTATGGACTATATAATTTATATTTATCAGATCCAAATAGTAATATTTATGCTAATTGTGTATTACAAACAGGTAATAAATGGTTTACAACAAGTTATGATTATAATAAATGTACAATTGTAGATAACATTGATTTACCTCGAACAATTGTTCAGAAAAATGATGCTTTTTTTACTAATTTTACAAGTAAAGATAAATCAAAACCAGCAAAATCTTTATATGCTTCTAATATTAATAAAGCATATTGTGAAAATAGATGGTATGATTGGATAATAACTCCAAATTATTATTTAGGAAATACATATTTTAAAGACATTGGTAAATATACTGATCTAGATGTTAATAAATGTTATAAGCCATGTGAAGGTGATTATATGCCATTTATGACAGAAAAGAATGAATTTATGTGTATTCCTAAAAAATATTATGGAAGTGGTATATTTAATAATAAATATATGTTTTGTCCATTAGGTTTAATTAATTTAATTGGTAATTTTGCGGCAACATTAAAACCAGAGAATAATGCTCATGATAAAAATGGAATAAATGCTAATAATGATTATAACTTTATTTTATATAAATTAATTTTAGAATATAATTTAAAAACAAATGTTGATTCAAATATTTATTCAGTCCAAGAAAATATATCAAATATTGCTATTAATTATAATAATGTAAAAGATGATTTTAAAGATATTTTTTATGAATTTAATAATTCAATCAATGACAATATTTTAAAAAATTTTATAAATTCTCAAAATCAAGATTATTATTATTCTCCTAATTTTACTTACAAAAGTCCATTATTTAATGAAAAAGATCCAGAAATGTATACATTAAAAGGATTACAAGCTAATAATTTATTGACAGATCCTATATTAATTCATACATGGGTATTAGCTAATATTTTTAAACCTTATCCCGTTGATAGTAATATAGATAAAAGAGGATTATCATCTCAAACTAAAATAACTTATAATAATAATTCAACTAGTCGTTTATTATATGATGCTTTGTATGAAAAAATGACAGATAATGATGATTCATTGAGACATTATAAGGCAAGTAGATTAAAAAATATTTTTTTTAAGGCTGTTAATATTTGTTATGATAATATGACTGATTTTAGTAAAAATATTATTCTTAATACAATAAATGCTTTAAATAATAATAAATTAATATCATATATATATTCTGAAAAATTATATCTTACAACTGGACATATGCTAACAGGTGTTCTTACTAACTTTCAGAATTTTAATATTGGTATTAATGATATTCAAACATTAAAACAAGTATTAACACAGACTGAATTAGAGAAATTTGTGCCATATAAATATTATGATGATAAAAATATAGCAGATATAAAAAAAAATTATACTTTTGTAGATATTACAAAAGGCGATAATATTAATTCACCTACATTAGAATTTAATAATTATTTATTTGCTTATGAAGATTTAGAAAAACAATCATGTCTTCCTGGAAATATGTTTGATAATAAAACTAATACATGTAAGCCAATACCTCCAAAACCTGACGCTGGAACAATTGATAATACTGATAATTTTGATGATGGATTACAAATTCCACGATTAAAAACAATATTTTATCAATTTTTAAAAATAATAATAGCAATTATAATAATTTATGTAATATACTTTTTATATAATATATGGTATGAATCAATTGTTGAATTTTTCAATTATGCTTATCTTAAAACAGTATCTGCGGGTTACGGAGTTTCTTCATTCTTAAATGAAGATAAGAAATCTGATAATGAATATTATAAACAAAAATTATTATTAGAAAATTTGAAAATAAATAAAGAAAAATTAGATGATTATATAGAAAGATTACCAAAAAAATCTAAATAGAATCTTTATTTATACAACTTGAAAATGTTTTTCGATGTAAATCATGAATACCATATTTATTAATGGCATTTCTATGATTTAAAGTCGCATATCCCATATTTTTAAGTAAATCATATTTATTTAAATCAGGGTTTTCATTAACAATTTTAATTATTTCATTGTCATGATGATCTTTTGCCAATATTGAAGCAGCTGCGATATTTATATAAGTTTGATCACCTTTTGTAATACAATTAAATTCAATAACTTCATCGTCATTATCAGGACTAATAATAGGTTTAAAATAATTACCATCAACTAAAATAGATGTAAATTTCTTATTTTTATATGCTTGAAATAATGCTCGGTGCATTGCCTTGATTGATGATTGGAGTATATTTATTTCATCAATTTCCTTAGGAGAACAAATGCCAATTCCAAATGTTAAAGCTTTTTCTTTTATATATTGAGCTAAAATAGAGCGTTTTTTAAATGATAATTTTTTAGAATCTTTAATTTGATTAAATAATTCATCATCTAAATCATCAGGCATTATAACAGCAGCAGCAACAACATTTCCAAATAATGTTCCTCTACCGGCTTCATCAACACCTATCGTATTTGTGTCAGATTTTAAATACATATTTGTTATTTATAATAATAATATCATTTTATATAAAAAAATTGATTTTAAGAATAAATAATTTAGTTATTATATAAGCAAAAATATTATGGATGAATTAATGCATAATTTCAATAAGATTTTAGACGAAAAAAGAGAAGAGATAATACAAATAGCAAATAATAAAAAGACGAGAACTGTCAACAATGATAAAAAAATGACACAAATTGAAAAAGATAAACTCCCAGTTGACATATCATCTACGCTAAGAAGAATCAATGAAGCAGCCGAAAAAAAGTATAAGGATTCAGCGAGATATAAAAAAGAGATTAATGAACAGAATTGAGACCCTTAACAACTTAAAAAAACGTCCATTTATTAAACAACGAAGTGAAGAATGGTATAAATTAAGGGAAACAAGATTAACAGCAAGTGATTTATATGATGCTGTTCATAGTCCTGTGTCTCTTATTAAAAAGAAAATCAAAAACGTAAGTTATAATTCATTTTCAATTCCTGCTTTAAAATGGGGATGTATGTTTGAAAAAGTAGCAATAGATGCTTATTCTCATATAAATAAAACAAATGTTCATGAATTTGGATTGCTTATTAATGATAAGATTGATAATTTCGGGGCTTCTCCTGATGGTATTACAGATGAAGGTATTATGGTTGAGATTAAATGTCCATATAAGAGAGAAATCAAAGATGGAACGATTCCTGATAAATATTATTATCAAATGTTGGGACAAATGGCAGTATGTGAATTAGATATATGTGATTATGTTGAATGTAAATTTGTTACTTATAACACAGAAGAAGAATATATTAAAAATGTTGAAAATTTAGAAAATTATAAACATGGAATTATTATTGAATTTAAAGATAATACATATTATTATACAAAACCAAATCAAGATTATAAAGATAATATTAATGAAGTTTCTGAAAAAGCAAATGGAAATAAGTGTACTTATTGGGTTCTTGAATTGATGAATGTTCAAAGAGTTAATTTTAATAATGATAAATGGAACAATCAAATTAAAGATAAAATTAAACAATATTGGCAATTATATTTAACAGAAAAAAATAATAAACCTAAAAGTTTATTTATTGAAGATAGTGACTGAATAATTTATTATTTAAATTTAATTTATAGACAATTGTATTTCCAGAAAAATCATTTTCAGTAAAACTAAATTTGTCTTTGTTATATATCAAACCATCATAAAACATTATTATTTTGGCATAACTTGAATTCAAATCATTAATTTGTTCTTTTATTTTTATGATTATATAAATATTTTTTAATTTTTTAAAATCAAATTTTAATTTTGTTTTTCTAATATCATTTATAATTAATTGAATGATTTGATTCGAATCTATAACAATACTATCTATTACAGATGTATATATTGTTTTATCAATATGTTTTAACATTAAAAATAATTTTACATAATCATCATCACTACTTAATTTATTCTTTATAGATGAATATTTTATGAATAAATCTTTATTGAATAAATCTGTATTACTTGATAATGTTAAATTGTTTTCAGTTGATAAAAAAGTATATTTTTCAACAAAAATATAAACAATAGCAATTAATATAAGAATTAATATTATTAAAATATAAAAATCACTCATTCTATAATAATAAAATTAAATATTTATGCCGAAGATATATAACCGCTTGATGATCCTTGTTCATTAATAATTGTATAATTAATAGGTATTATAATTTGTAAGTTATTTATTGTATTTTTAGCAATTAATGCTCTTGTTTGATATTTTAAAATATTATTAGAATATACGTATGGTAGTGAAACTGTAAATGTCTGGCTTGTATTTATAATAAAATTAATATAAGTATTTGCAGGTATATCAAAATTTGCTATATATTGAAGATTTAGCTTTGAAGGAACAAATGTAGTAGAAGAAGAAGTTGTTACAGTAGTAGATGGAATAAATGAATATTTTAAATTAATTATTTGAGGTTTATAAATATTATCTTTAATAAATATTGCTGGATTTATATTAGAACCTAATGATATTGAATTATCTGTTATATTTAATGATACTAATGGATTATCATTATTAAAAAAATTTATTCCATTTATTTTTCTTGAATTTGTATTTTTATTACTTGAATAAATATTAAAAATACCACTATCATCTATATTCATACTAATACAAACTTGATCACTTAAATTAGTATTATTATCGCAAATATTAAAATATTTTGAATTATTATCAGTGTGCATTGTTAATGATGACCATGAAGATAATTCATGATTTAAATTTAAATTAATATCTGATGGTGGTATAATAGATGAAGAATATAAATCATTAACTCTTATATTATTGCTTGAAATATCAAAAATATTAGTAATATTATTATTTAAATTAAGAATATCATTGCTTATAGCATTTGAAATATTTTTAACAGCTTTATTTGTTAATAACACATCTTTAACAACAATATCTTGTAAATTATTGAAAGCATAACTAGTATCATTTATTTGTTTTTCAGATTTCATTAAATTATTGTTAATATTTATTTTATAATTATTATGTGTATCATATAAATATGACATTAAAATAAAAATTAAAAAAAATATTATGAAAACAAAAATACCAATGAATATTAATAAAATATTACTCATTTAATCCTATCATTTAATTATATAATTATTATTTTAACATCAGAATCAATATCCTTTATATCATTTTTAGACTTCACTTCTTCATTTGTTTTTTGTTGATCATTTTTATCGTCAGATTCCTCTTCTGATTCTTCTTCTGATTGTTCAGAATTATCTTCTTCCTCCTCTTCTTCCTCTTCTTCTTCCTCTTCTTCCTCTTCATTTTGTTCAGATAAATCTGATTCATCCTTATCTTCATCTCCATCATCGTATTCATCACTATCTTCATCACTATCTTCATCACTATCTTCGTCGTCATCTTCATCATCATAAACATTAATATCATCATAATAGCCTCCTTTTTGTTGTTTTGGTGGTCTTCCTCTTTTCTTTTTAACTATAACTTCTTCTTCTTTTTTGTCATCATCATTTTTAGGAGGAACAACAACTGGTTCAACAACTTTCTTAGGTCTTCCTCTTTTTGGTTTTTCTTCTCCTTCTACAACTTTCTTAGGTCTTCCTCGTTTTGGTTTTTCTTCACCATCTTTAACAGCTGGTTCTTTTTTGGGTTTTACAGATTTAATAACAACTTTTTTATCATTTTCATCATTATCATCATTTTGATAATTATCTTCGTCTTCATCTGTTAAATCTAATTCTTCAATAGGAACATTAACATAATTACAATTAAATCTCATTTGAACATTCATAGTCTCTAATTCTTGACTTAATAATTTCATACAATAAGGTGTTTCTATAATACTTGTTTCATTTGTATTACAATTTGGACAAAACGCTGAATTAATCTTTGTTGAATAATTTGGAATAGTGCCACATTTTTTACAAACTTGCCATCTATATTTATCAGAACGTTCCATCATACTTTCTTGAATAAATCCAGAAATACCATGACTAATTAAACTATCACGTTCCATCTCACCAATTCTTAGACCTCCTTCTTTTCTTCTTCCTCCTGTTGGCTGTCTTGTTAGTTGAGTCATTGGTCCTTTTCCTCTGGCATTTATCTTTTCAGCAACCATATGTTTTAATCTGAAATAATAAGTAGGCCCAATAAATATTTCAGTATTCATTTGTCTACCAGTTTGACCATTATATAAAATTTCATTTCCATGTTTATGATAATTATGTTTTTCTAAATTATCATAAATAGATTTATGATCAATATCTATATAAATTGTTCCATCTCCAAGTATTCCTTCTAAACAACATAACTTAGCATAAACACATTCAACCAAATGTCCAATAGTCATACGCGAAGGAATAGCATGAGGATTAACAATTAGATCAGGTTTTATACCATCCTTAGTAAAAGGCATATTCTCTTCTGGCATTATCATACCAATAACACCTTTTTGACCATGTCTAGATGAATGTTTGTCTCCAAATTCAGGAATTTTAATTTTTAAAAATCTTATTTTACAAATTTTTGTATCATCATCAACGCCTGTCTTAGTATCCATAAAAATCTTATCAATATGACCATAATAACTATCATCACTTACAATAGAAACATCAGTATAAGTAGTTTCTTTAATTTGTTCTACAAAAACACCTCTTTTAATTTCTTTCAATGTTTCTTTTACTAAAACCATACCAATAACAACGACTTTCTGTCCTCTTGGAATATAAGAACCTTGTTTAATTATTCCATTTTCATCTAATAATGAATAATCAGCGCGTTTAATATTAGAAAGATTCTTATCTTTATAAGTCATTGGATTGGCGAAAATAATTCTTTCATAATCATTTACTTTTTTTGCGGTTGCTGTTATAGATTTATAATAAGAAACATGGAATAAGCCTCGATTAATAGAATTTTTATTAATTATTAAACTATCTTCTTGATTATATCCTGAATAAGTCATAATAGCTACTATTAAATTTACACCATTTGCCATATAATCACTTCCAGTATATTGAGCATGTCGTGTATTTATTATTGCTTTTTGTGGATAATGTTGAATAAATCCAAAAGTATCAAATCGTTTTGTGAAATTGGTGGCATAAATTCCAATTGCCTGTTTAGTTTGTGCGGCATGGAAAACATTACGAGCACCCGCATTATGATTACACATAGGAATGTTACCGGAAACTACACTTACAATAGTTGATGGATGAATTTCAAGATGTGTATGAAAATTGTTAATATCTTTATTATACATAGCAATCAATGATACATCCGTTTCTTGGGCGTCTATATATTCAATAACAGCCCCATCATTTTCAAGAATATCTATTATTTTATCAGATTGTAATCCCTTAAATCCATCAAGAGTATGGGGATTAATATAATAGTTCTTATAATATAAATCTTCATTCTTTTCCTGAAATGGACAATGTTTTCCAATAATCATATCAAACCAATTAGTATATTTTTTCTTAAAAATATTGACTTTTCCATTATTAACTATTATAACTGGTCTAACAGCTCTCCCAGTTTCTGTAAATATTCTTAATTCATTTGAAGCAACATGCCATGATATTGAAGTTAAGATGTTAATTAGAGCGTTTCTTCTATATGCTTTTAATATTCTATTAATCTTAATAGGATCATTTGTAATACCAAACCAAGTATTATTAATAAAAACCTTAGTTATATTTTTGTCTAATGGAAGTATATAATGTTCGAGTGGTATGACTCCAATGTCTAATAAACAAGCTTTAATAAATTCTGGGTCAGTTCCTGCGGCTACTTTTGATAAGAAAGCTAAGTTCTTTAAATAACCAATAGAACCACCATCAGGAGTTTCAAATGGACACATAATACCCCATTGTTGTGAATGAAGACGATGCGGACTTGTTATTTTCAAACTTCTATCAATAGGCATATTAATTCTTCTTAAATGTGATAAATATCCAATATAACTAATTCTTGATAAGTCTTGGACACGACCTAATTCAGGATCTTCGTCAGATGCTAAACCCCATCTACCTTTTAATGACTTGGCAAAAGTATCGGCAATTAAAACAACACGAATAAGACGATATATATTATCTTTATTGATAAAATTACTGAAATTATTGGTATTTTTCCAAGCACCATAATAATAAAATTGATCGAGAGTATCACGAATATCTTTTCTTAATTTGGCATAAGCTTCTTGGAATAATTCAGCTAATAAAAAGCCACTTATATTAATTCTTTTATAAAAATAGTTATCTCGGTCAGTCTGTAATTTAATTTTAAGACAAACATTAATAAACTCTTTTGTTAGATAACCTAAATATTTGCTCTTATTTTCAAAAATATTTATATTAGGAAATACATCAGCTGATAGAATGTATTTAACATGATCAGTTGTCTTATATTTTACTCTGAATTTAATGTAATTTAAAGCATCTTCTTGTGTATAAATATATTTTTTCTCACCGTCTTTATTTATATAATAATTATCACATAAAGATGGTCTTATGAAATTGGCAAAATAATTCTCTTCAACTTTTGTATTATTAATTCCAAAAATAGCTTCATAAATATCTTTATCACTTTCTAATCCCAGAGCTCTAAATACAATAAATAGAGGTATTTTACCTTCAACTGATGGTAAGCTAAGTAAAATGCAACCTTTTTGATTTGAATAATTTTCAGTAATATCATCACTATTTTTAACTAAATAGAATTCGACACTACGAGGTTTTAACAAAGTTTCACCAGAGTCTCCACTACATCTTATAAAGCCTTTATAACTAAAATTATCATCATCTTTTAATAAATTTGTAAAAAGACAGTTTGTTGTTAAAGTTTCTTGTGCTACTATAACTTTTTCTTTACCATCAATAATAAAATAACCACCACAATCATAAATACATTCTCCCAATTGTTGTAAAACTTTATTGCCATTTCCATTTAATATACAAATATCACTATGTAACATAATTGGAATACTTCCAATAGCTACATTTTTTAATGTAGTTGTAGTTACTTCTTGATTTTCATTAGTAATTCTTACAAAAACATTAGCATAAATATGAGTTTCATAAGTTAAGTTTTTAAGTCTCGCATCATTTGGAGTTAAAATTTTATTTAAAAGTTTATTATCATGTGTTTCTTTAATAATTGGATGATCAATAAATATTTCATCAGAATTTTCACCACCAACAAAAACATCAACTTGAATTATTTTTTTATTTTTATCATTATCATCATATTTAATCATAGTAATAGGATTATAAGACTTGATAGTTTTTGGAATATAAGTTTTAATTAATTCACGATAACTATCTAAATGATGATTTGTAAAAGGATATTTGTGATTTTTAAAATATAAATCTATAATTCCCCAATCGTCCATTTATATTCTATATATATAAATATATTATTACTACTTACTTATATTGGCAATATAAACAGGTTTATCATAAAAACTACTATAATTGCCAATAAATTTATTATTTTTATCATAATTATTAGGATCACTTGATAATCCATTTTGATTTTCTACAATTTTATTTTCAATATAATCAATAAAACTTTTATCAGTAGCATCTATAAAACCATTCGCAAATATTCTTAATCTTCCATCATCATTTAGATAAAAAATATAAGGTTCTCTTCGATTCTCGCTTTTATCTATAATTTTTACAGAACTTCCTGAAAGAACATCAGTAGTTCTTACATAACCTGATTTAGGAGCTATATAAGTTACTGTAAACGTTGATGATAATGTTACATTCATGGGACTCGGTACTTCATTAATACTTAAATAATAATAAATACTTCCATTTGAATTACATACAATCAATTGTCCTTTTTCATTTAAAGTTAAATAATAATTATCATTAAAAGAATATTTTTTTTGATTTATAGCAACACCTTCATTTTCATTTATAACTCTATCAGGAGTTAATAATTTATCACCCCAAGGTGGCTCTGTTATATAATCTGAATTTTTATTATATTTATATAAAGGAAATACAACTTCTTGAATTCCAGGATAAAGATTATTGATTAACATTAATTCTTTTATAATATTTATACTATAATCTTGACTATAATATGCTGAACTTTCTTTATCACCGTCATCATTAATATCTGTTTTATATTGTTTTTTTAAAAAAATATTTAAAACATTATTAATTACATCAACTGGTGTTTGTTGCATATTAGCATTATCATCGGGTTTTCCTCTACATTTATCAGAATCAAAATTAGGAGAATCTTTTTGAGTATAACAATATTCATTCAGCAAATAGCTGCTTAAACTAGAAGATAAAAAAGACATAATCTTTTCAGTTTTTGCCAATTCTTGGGGTGTTTTATTATTATTTATAACCTCTTCGACACCACATTTATATCTTACTGTTTGTGATAAACATTTAGATGGTAAAAATGGAGAAAATTTAATAGCATTATTAATATTATCACCATCATTATTTGAAAGTTGAGGTAACAATGATTTAAAATCTTCACCACCAGATTCACTTAAACATCCTCCGCTATTACATAATGCTAATAAATCTTTTCTATAAGTTAATCTCATATTATCTTGTCTTTTTAAAATTTGTATATAAGCATCAATAATATGTTTAGGAGCTTTTTTATTAGCTTCTCTGATTTGTTGTTCATCAAATGAATTAACTTCTATTAAACCATTAAATTCTATTTTTGATATTAAACTTAAAAAATAATATGAAGAATTTATAATATCCTTAAAATTTGTAATGTATTTATATTGATTTGTTAAAAATGGGAAGAAAATAATGACTTTAACATTTCCTTTAAAATCATATTTACTATGAGGCAATGAATAATATTTATTTTTAAGATTAATGTCATCATTATTTTTAAAAAAACTTTCCATATAATTTTTAATTGCTAAACAATATCCGTCACTCTTTTTAAGTTCAACTGGATATTTAAGCATATTATTATCATCAAAAATACTATCAACATATTCTAATTTTCGAGAAAATGCTACAAAAATTGGTGATAAAACTTTTATTGGAATTGGTGATTTTGTTACTTCATTTAATTTAGCATAAACATTATAAATATTATTATCAATATCATTTTCAATATTTTCCATTGTTGAATCAAATGTAATAGTCAATGATGATTTTGGTATATGATAATTATTATTATATTGATCTTGTGTCAAAAAAACACATCTTACATAATCAAGATTATTAAATGATAATGGATCTTGACGAACATTCTGAATTGCTTTACAAGCAACATTATCTTTATATACAGTTTTAGAACTACTACCACCCATATACTTATTATTTATAATACATTATTAAATAATAATAACCTGCTGATAAAAGTCCTAATAATAAAATAATAATAAAATAAGTTGTTATTAATAATGAACTATATCTTAAAAATAATCCATGAAATCCAATAACCAAGAAATATACTGATAATAATATAAATAGATAACTATTTTGTCTTATTTTTGAAACATAATTATCATATTTATTAATTTCAAGTGAATTTTTTGGTATATATAAAGTTGTATAATGTTTTTTATATTTTCGATTGATATAATTTAAAACAACTTGTTGATTGTCTTTTAATGGATTGTTATATGAAATATCTTTAAATAAAACATCTAATTTTATATAACTTTTATTGGTGTCTGATGCTATATAATTATTTGATATAAATAAATCAAGCATTGTTTTAGGATCAAAATATAGTTTAGTATTATCAAAATTATTTAAATCAGTATATTTTAAAATATCGTTATTAGTAATATTATTATTAATGAAAATATTTAATTCAGAAGGATCAAATATTTTTTCGATATTTTTAATATTAGGAACAATATTTTTATCAATTATTCCATTTTCTCTATAAATAACATTACATAAATCATAATAAGTTTTATAAACATTTAAATTTTCATCTTTATCAATATCTGATAAAGTTCTCAATAAACAATAAGATAAATATAAATAAACTATAAAGAAAATTACAAATGTTATTAAATATAAATCAACAGTATCTATAACAACTATAAAAAAACATGCTAAGCACATCAAAATACAAAGTATTATATAAAATAATGTTGTTAAAATGAAATCATAATTTTCATTATCAACATTAAAAAAATATTTATATAAATTATATCTTATTTTATAATATTCTTCCATTCTAACTAATAATTATTTTATTTAATTACATCCAGTTTCTAACTGATACATATAATCTATTTTATAATTGATATAAAATATAATAGCAATGGAAAAAATTATTAAAATCAACATACTTAATAAAAATAAATCAATGTATAAATTTGTTATATTCATTTAATAGATGTTGATATAAAATAATTATATATCATATTAATCGTTTTTACATACATATCAGCTATCCATACTATATATTCATGAAAAACAGTTGGACCAGCATTTATAACCATAATCATTATAATATATACTGAAATTAGATTATAAATACAAATAGTAATAACATAAATACTTGTGAATAAGAAAGCGTTAAAAGTTCCTGTATAAGATATTATATTTTTATTAATAGATGATATTGTTGTGGCAATATTCTCATTTATAGTTTCAAAAAATTCTATTTTATCTTGTGGAATACTTCTATAAAATGGTAATTCTTCGTGATAAGGTTTTATTAATTTCCTCTCGTTAGTATCTAAAAATGATATAAATGTATTATTTGGCGTCGAACCTTGCATGAGTTTATCAAAATAATCTTGGACTTCTGCTTTTTTAACATCATTTAAATATGTATTATGTTCAAGATACATATAAATATCATAAATTAATAAATATGAATATAAATTATTATTATTAGCATTTGAAGCATCTAAGTCAGAAAGTTCAGATGTTATTATATTATCGATTTGTTTTCTCTTAGATGAATCTTTTAGGACTGTAAAAAATGATGTATCAAAACTATCATTATCATTTTTAATAACATTACCTATTAAATTATCAATAGTCTCTTCAAAACCATTAACATTTTGATATTGTTTATAAGAAATTGATTTGAATAAAAATTTATAATATAATAAATGTATTATACTAAAAGCAAATATAACAGCTGTAACACCTAATAATGAATACTGATTATCATCAATATCATTTATGCTTCCTATTAATGTATATTTTTCATTTTTAGATAAAGGAACACTTGAAATAGCTACATAAATGACATAAATAATAATATAAAACATTAGAAGATAAATTATATAGACTGTTAAATTAAATACAGATAAAGATGCCATTTCTTCATTTAAAATATTCAAAATATCATATTTATAATTATCTTTTGTGCATTTTAAAATATTTTTAACTTTATAACTTAAAGTTTCTTTATTAGATGTTGATTTATTATAAAAAATGCTTGTAATTCCGATAAATATTTGAACAAATAAATTAATAACATTAAAAATTGATAATAATAATACAATAAGATACATAACAATACATAATGATGTAATAATAAGAAGAATTGATCTAAATATTTTTGCTACTAATGTAAAATCTAATTTTTTACCTTCAATTTCATTTAAATCGTGTTTACTTAAATCAATTAAACCATGCTTTTTAATTATCTCATCAGCAAATGATTTAATATTAGTATCATTTGGTTCACGCATTTTTAAACGATATGCTAAATCATTTCCTAAATTTCTAAACCTTTCACTATCTTGTGCTGTAACAATCTCACCTCTTTCAACTCTTTTTACATAATCATCCATAAAATCATTTGATTCTTTTAAAGAATTCATATTAACATCTTTTACACCAATAAGATTACTAAATCCTGTTTTTAATACATCAGCTTGTTTTTTTCCTTCATCTCCTAATATTTTATCTGCATGTTTTTCAAAAGCTTCATCTGCTGCTTTTGCCATATTAGGATCATTTAAAGCAACTGGTGGACTTCTTGCTAAATCTGTTATTGCTCTTGTAGCACTAAAAGCATCAGAAAATCCTACTTTTCTATTTTCCAATGCTTTATTTTTAATTTCATTTAATTTTTTTAAATTTTCATCTGTTTTCATATTTTTATCAAATGCTTCTTTTAATTTTTTTACATTTGGATCTGTTTTTGCTATTTCATCAATTTGTTCATCAACATATTCTTGAAACATATCTACATTTTCTTTTGTAACACCTTCTGGTAATTTTCTTAAAAGTTTAAATATATTAGTTCCAAGTCTTGCGCTATCAACAGCTGATTTTATAGGTGTTGTTATTCCAAGTTTTTTTCCGTCAGCAATTCTTTTACCTCGTCTAAGAGCGTTATCTGCTATTTCACTTAAATTTTTTATTCTTTTATCTTCTGATAATGAATTTAATAAATTATCAATATCTTCTTCTGTCTTTATTTTCTCTGGTGCTATATTTGGATTATTTACAAATTTTTTCATTAAACCTTTTTTGATTTGAGTTTTAAAATTATCAGCAACATTTGTTTTTAAATTTTTTGCTGCTTCAATATATTCAGAAGGCGAATGATCTTGTCTTGATGATGATGATGATGGTTGTATGGGATGTTTTAGATAAGGTAATAAAACGGATTCAATTCCTGATTCACGATCATTTAATGCTTCTGCGGCGGGCATTATTATATTCTATATACTATTTTTATAATATTAATAAAAAAAATTATTATTAATTAGATTCCATGTATTTTTTAATTAAATAATAAATAACTATTACAATCATCATAAAGAATACAAAATTATAATATGTGTATATAGATATCATTCGATATTTACAAATATTGTAGATATCAACTATTAAATTCTGTATTTCAGATGAAATATTATAATAATCATTATAAACATAATAATAAATGTCTTTATTATGATTAAAAGCTGTTTGCATTAAGATGTTATTATTATAACTTAAATCAGGTTTATTTAATAAAACAGATTCATAATTTAAATCTAAAATAGGATTTATACTATAATTATGTTTGGCAAATAATTCTTTTGCTTCATCATATAAATTATTACTTGTATAATAATACATTAAAGAAAATGTAAAAAATGCTGATGAAAGACGATCTTTATATAAAATACCATTTTTATCTTGTAATGTTTTAAATTTATCAATAGTTATATTATTATCATCATTATAAATTTCATTCATAATATCTTTGATATAATCATATAATGTTTGGATACTAAAATTAAGTTCAATATCATTACATTTATTTAACTTAAAATCAGAATCAAGAATATCTTTTTTATCAGTATAATTACATAATTGTTTCTTTTCGATATAATCACGATTTATATTTTTATAAAAAAATACAATTAAAATATTATTTCTTTTAGCAAGATTTATTAAATTATTGTAATTGATTGAATAGTATATAAATCCTGTTATTAATATTAATAATGATAATATAATAAATAAATTTAATGTTTCTATAAAATGTATTTTAAGACCTTTAAATTGAGGAGAATTATCTAAATAATAACAAATAACAATTAATAATATTGCTGAAAACATTAATAAAATTAAACTTGTATCAAAAGATATAAAATCATTAATATAAAAAATATTTTTAATTTGATAAAATTCAGGAATATCTCTTAATCTTATTTGATTTGAAAATGATTTTTTAAGTAAAGCATTAGCAGAATAATAATTAGCAGAAAATGTAAATAAAATTATGTAAATAAAAATTAATATTAATAAAACAATTAATATTACATTAAATATTTCATTTATATATGAACATCTTCCATCACTATCTTTATTTTTATCAGAACCAAAAGTTTTAGATATATCAGTTAAGAATTCATTTTTATCTAAAAAATATTGAATAATTATTAAAACAAATTTATTTTTACGAATTTGTTCAATTAATTCTTCTAATTTTTCCATATTTCTATTTTATAATGATTTAATAATCCATATAAATAAAAATATAATAACTGGATAACTTAATCGAACAATAAATTCTTGAATAGGGGATAAAACATTATCTGTTAAATATTGTTTTATATAATGACTTCCAATTCTATCAATAGAAATACCTAAAACAACTATTAAAGATAATATAAATAGTTTTAAGACATCATTTCTAGACATAGCCATTCTATCCCAAAATGAATATTCTGGTGCTCTTTGATATTGTTTTTTGGGTGGTGTTTGTATTACTTGTTGTTGAGGATAAAAATTAGGAATTGATGGCTGATAAATTGGTGCTTGTTGTGGTGGTGGTTGTGATGATTGTTGAGAAGGTTGTTGAGATTGTTGAGAAGATTGTTGAGATGGGTGTGGTGATTGTTGGGATAAATCAGCACTTTCATAATTATCAGATAAATTTGAGTTATCCATTAAATCACCATTATAAGAATAAGCTATATTTAATTCAGTCATTTCTATTCAATAAAAATATTTAATTTTAATATCTTATAAATAATACAGAATAAATATGGCTGATTATAATTATGTTTTAAATTTATTTTCGTTATTATTAATAATTGGCATATTATTCATAATAATGTATGGTTGTCAATATCAAAAACATAGAAAAATAGAAAAATTTATGGATATAGATGATTATAACAAAAGTTTAGAAAATGAAAAAACACCTCAACAAATTGCTGAATTAGCTAAAAAAGTTGCTAATGATGAAATATCTATTGAAACTTTTACAAATATGATTGATGAAGGTAAATTTACAAAAGATGATTTAACGAAAATAATTGATTATGTAGGAAATTTTGAAAAGAAAATAACTTAATAACTATATTTTTGTTCAAATCTTTTATAAATATTTATATTATCTCTTGAATATGTATTATTATCATCTTCGTCTTCATCATCTTCATTAATAATTTCTTGTTCATCATTAGTATATTTATAATCATTATAGTTAATATTATAATTAGGATTTAATATTGAAGTAAAAGTATCATTAGAAATTAGTTTTGCCTCATAATAATAAATAGCAATTGTTATATTATGATTAACTCCTTTAAAATCATATAATAGACCAGTTGATGTAACGAATTGAAAAGTTATTTTTGTTAATTTTCCAATAGGATGAAATTCTCTTATAGGAATCTTAGTAATATTAAATGTAAGATCATTAAAACCAATACTATTTGTTCTGAATTTGGCAATACCTAATGTATTTTTCATATAAGATAAAGAACCGAATGAATGATCTTCTATTTCTGGCGAATGTAAAATAATATATTTTTCACCAGTAAGACATACCATTCCAGGAGGAATAACAGTAAACGTATTATTACCACTAACAGTATCAAAAAAACTATGAAATAATTTTAAAAAATTTATATTATTTGTATATTTATCTATATATGTATAATTTAAATTATTTAATGATGGTTTTGTTAAAAGGTAAAAACCCAATGATTCAGACATGGTACTATCTCTCATATTTAATATAAAAGGATAATCACAATCAAATCTTAAAATATTTTTAATTTCTGGATTATCTGTATCAAGAGGATTAGCTATAATATTACTATTAAGATTTGAAGACCAATAAGTAGAATTATAATTTGATGATATATTACTTGAAATTTCTTTATTAAAATATTGACAGAATGTAGCAATATTATAATCCCCAATGTTCATTTCAAATTTATTAAAAACACCATTAAATGTTGGATCATTTTCATAATTCAAAATTGTATTTGAATCAGATACTGTTTGAATTATATTATTAACCTCATCTATATTTAAATTTGAATGAATGTAATAATAAAAACTATTATTATATTTATCAATAGAATACATTGTTCTAGGAACACTAGAATCTATAATTTCAAAACCAATAACATTTTTAATAGCAAAATCAAGATTGATAACATAATAATTTGGGTCAGGATATGCTAATAAATCTCTTTGTGAACTATCTATTAAAACAACATAAGACTGTTTAATACTATTGTTTTTTAAATATGTTATATCTTCGACAGACATATAACTTCTTATATTAAAAAAAATGATTATTTTTTTAGATAAAAAAAAGCATTAAAATGAGAAATCACAAGCTTGTAAATAGAGCGATTGATTTTATTGAAAAAAATGTAAATAATTATTATATTGATGATTTATATACAATTATTAATACAAATGAATTTAATAACATCAATATTAACAATGTTTTGATTGAAATTATTGATATGTTAAATAACGCATTGATTAACAATAACAATAATTTAAATTTAGATAAAGATAGATTGAGAAGACATTTATTTGATTTAATCAGTTATCCTAATGGTATTGAATGTTGTCTAAAAATTATAAATCACTATATGACATAAAACATAGTGAATTATCTTCTCTTATTTTAGAAGGATTTTTTGTAATTGTTAATGGTAATTTAGAATGTTTAATAAGAAAATCTGTAATTATATCATCATTATATGGATATGTATATATTTTTTGTAATTCAACAATATTATACATCAATATTGTTTTAAATATTATATAAGCATATATATTAGTTTTACTTGTATTTAAGACATTTTTTGGCAAATTGTAGAGTTGATAACATTTATATAAGGAATATTTAAGTTCATCCATAAATATTTTATAAAAATCTAATTTATAATCTTCACTAATTAGATTAAGATGAATAATAGTTGCCCAAAATTCAACAATTGTTTCATTAGGATCAAAATCGTTATTGATTATATTAAAATGTTTTTTAAGTCTTTGAATATTACTTTGTTTAAAAGAAGAATGAATATATTGATTGTGATGTAATATTTCGTGTAATAAAACTTTTGGAAATTCTTCTTTTCTAACAATATAAATATTATTTCTATTTAAATATGTAAATCCTGAATTTACGTGTAAATATGATAATAAATTATTATTGATTTTTTTAGAAAATGGAGATAACAATAAAATCATATTAAAATTTTTATTAATATGTTGTGTAATCTTATATAATCTTTTTAATACCATTTTAATATGTGGTATATTTAAGGAAGATTCTTCTTTATATATGATCAAAATTGTGATATTTTTATATTTAAGGAACTTTCTTTTATTGACTGTATTTAAATAATTATTAAACGCATTATTTTTAAAAAAACCTGCTATATCTCTTTTAATCGATTCAATCATCTAATATATATGGAAAAAATTGTTTTAGTTCCTTGATAATACATAAAAGATATTTAGTATCTTTAAGTTTATTTGCTATTTTTAGTAACATTGAAGATTTAAATTTAAAATCATTTGATTTATTTATATCAAGTTCTTTAATACCTTTATCATCCCAATATTCTGCACGTTGAATAAAGGCATTAATAACATTAGATGTTATTTCATTTTTAAGATAATAAGAGCGTTCATCTATTACTGAATTATATTTCCATACATTTTTTCCACAATAGACAAATTTGTCTTTTGTAAATTCATAAATTACTTTTGAAACATCATAATGAGAACCATTCGACCCTATACATATATCAATATAATCATCAACAGAATTATTCATTTTTATATTTAAAAATATAAATATTTATACTTTTAAATAATGTCTGATAATCCTTATAAAGTTTTAAATATTTCTAATAATGCCTCTAATGACGAAATAAAGAAGGCTTATAGAAAGATTGCTTTAAGGTCACATCCAGATAAATTAAATAATATAACTGATATTAATGAGAAGAAAAGAAAAATTAAAGAATTTACAGATGCTACAAATGCTTATAATCAACTTTTAAATAATGAACATAATATGGAAAATATTCAAATTGATTATAATAATTGGGAAGAGACATTTGATTATATTATGAATAGTCAAATTTTCAAAGATTTTATAAATATTATGATTAAAAACAATGATACTAGTAAAATTGTTAAACATGTATTTAATTTAGATATTACATATTATGATTATTATAGTAAAAATAAGAAAAAGATAAGAATCTTTTTAAAAGATTGTACAGAACCTATTTATGTTAATTTAGATTGTAAAAAATATCCAAAGGCTGTTATAAATCATATTGATGATAATGATGTTGAACATGAAATTATTTTTAATTTAAAATTAGTTAATGAAAATTCAAATTATTATCATGTCACTAATTTAAATAATAGCATTGATATTATTTATGATATGTTAATAGATACTGTTGAATATATTACTGGAAATATAAGGGAACATGTATTTTTAAATAAAAATATATTAATAGTTGAAATAAAACCTTTTAGTAATAAATATATATTCAAAGGTCTAGGAATTAATAATGGAGATTTTATATGTAATTTTATTTATATACCAATTTCTAAAAAAAATTGGGATAAAATTTCTTCTGATGATAAAAATAATATAATTCAGATTTTTAACCGTATAAAATGATATAAAGATTTATTATTATATTAGAAATATAAAAATAATATGGCACCAACAAAAAAAGCTACCACACCAGAAGTTAAATCAGTTGAATCTAAACCAGTTGTTGAAGCAAAAGCAGTAGAAGTAGTTAAACCAGTAGAAGTAAAGGCGGTTGAAGCTGCTAAGGTAGAAGCACCAAAGAAAGCTAAGACAGCACCAAAAGCTGCAGCAGCTCAAAAGACAGAAGAAGCTGCGCCAGTTGCTTCAACCACTGATGAAAATTCAACTGGTGATGAAAAGACTGATGGAGCTCTAAATGAGAATGTTGTTCAAATTCTTGCTGATAAGATTGGTAATCTTGCTGTAATTATCAAAGATATTCAAGCGTCTCTAAAACCAGTTCTTAAAGAACATGATAAGCTTCGTAAGATTGTAGAGCGTATTCAAAAGAAGCGCGACAATGCTCGTAAATCTCCTTCTGGATTTGCTAAGCCAAATAAGATTTCAGATGAACTTTGTGATTTCATTGGTGTCCCTCATGGAACTGAGAAATCACGAACTGATATCACTCGATATATTAATGCTTATGTAAAAGAACATAATCTTAATAAACCAACTAATCGTCGTATTATCCTACCTGACGAGAAACTTAAAAAAATTCTTAAAATCAACAACAACGAAGAAGTTACATTCTTTATTCTTCAACGACTAATTTCTCATCATTTCCCTGCTTCTGGTAGTAAAGTAGCAGCCGCAGCTGCTGCCGCCGCAACTGTAGCTACTTAAAAATAGTCTTTTGTGTTATTTTTTTTATATTTATTTTATTATAATAGATATGATATTAAAAAAAGCAGGAATTTATAATTCAATAAGAAATAAGAAAAGTTATTATACAACTTTATATAAAAATAAAAATACATTTTATGTAAAAAAAAATGGAATATTATTTAAAATTACATCTAAACCAAGAGTTAAAAAAGGAGGTGATAATAATTGTGGTTTAAGATATGATAATAAAACTAATGATGCTTTAAATGATTTTATTCAAGCTTGGAGTGATCAACCAGCAAAAGCAAACGTTTCATGGTCAACTTATCAAAATGGATATTATATAAATAGTAATAGATATGAACCCCCCCGACATAAACATGATATGATTTGTACAGATCATTTAAATCATATTCATATATATAGTGCTGATATTTGGCGAGATTTTAATGGCAGATATAATATTCGAATAAGTTATAGTCAAAAAAATAAGGGTATTCCTGTTTTACTTGATTTTAATCCAGAAAAATTAAATGATCCTCCGAAAGTTATTGTAGGAGTTATTGGTCAAAATAAGAATTATAATTATTTAGGAGATTCATACAACTTAGAAGATTTATTTAAGGGAGCTATTAATTTCTTTAATCGTCTTTTTAAAGAAATTAAAAAATATAATGATCATATTGAAAGAGTCCATCATGCACGTAGATTTGAACCTTATCCAATGCCAAAAAGACGTTCCTTATCACCTGTTAGACGCTCTCCACCTAGAAATGATATTGGACCCATGAGAATAAAACATAAAAAAGATGATCATATTGCTCGTCCAGTTGCTTTATTAAGCAAAGCCGCAGTAGCTAAAATAGAAAAAAAATCACCATCTCCGCCTAAAAAACCTCTTGATCTACGAACATTGTTAAATAAAAAACATGGGATTTAATTAAATAATAATGAAAAGTTATATAAATCAATTGAATAATTATTAAGATTTGTAATTTCATTTTTTTTATTTATTATAAGATATTTCATGATATCTTTTATTATTTTTGTTTTATTTGAATTATAATCAACTTTAAGAATTTCATTTATATGATTATTGATTATTATAATATTTGAAATTTCTAAATTATTAATTCCAACAAATTTAATCAATTCTTTTTTTTATTTTTAATAATTTTTAAATTATTATATTTTTGTCTAAAATATAAATATCGTATTATTATAATTATATAAAAAGTAATTAATAACATTTTTATTATCATTTATCAAAAAATAATAAAATCATTTTTTTATTATACTTGTGAAATTATTATCGAGACTTCTTTTGATTCATTTAAGGACTTTATAAAATTCCTTAAATATATTTTATATTCATGTAAATTATTTTTATAGGTTCTTAAATGTTTCTTAACAACATTTGAAACAATTTCAGATTCTTGTTTAATATTTGTAAACATTATTGATTTTAATTCTTTTTGTTTATTCTTGATTAGGACATTAATAATTTTTTTTAAAATATCTTGTCGTTTATTATTTATTGTTAATAAATCAATCATATGATTAATTTTATTAATATCATTTTCCGAAATCTTAATAATTTCTATTATCTCATTAATTTGTTTAGTTATTTCATATTTTTTATATTTTTTGATAATTATATAATCAATAATAAGAAAAATAAACAATAAACAAATTACAACAATCATTAAAAGTTCATTATTTAAGGACGATAAATCATTTTTTTATTTATCATTATTTAATTTATATTTTTTAAGTTTATTAATTAACTTTTTCATAGTAAACGTATTTTTTCTTTTTTTTCCTCCACCCGCAAGACCTATACCAGATTCTACATTATATACAACTAAATATAATTTATTAAGAAATGATTGTATATTTTTATATGGTGGTAAATCAATTTGATAAAAACATGTATGCGATGATGGCAAACTATCAATTGATTTTTCTTTAATTACTTTTATATGATATTTTAATTCTGGTGTTTGTTTAAAATGATTCCAACCAGACCAAAAACGCAATAAATGACTAATAAAATCTAAATATTTATCTTCTGTCAATAATTCCATATCACCATCTTGATTTTTTACTGAAAATGGACGAGATAATATTAAATTAAAAAAAGAAGTAATTTGTATAGTATTTTGATTATCAATTGGATCACTAATAGCTCTTATTCTTTCTGTCATATTCTTCATAAATGCTTCTTTTAATTGTTTTACTTCTTCCATTGTTATTTTTGTATTTGATATTAACTTATCAATAACAGATAATGGTGTTTGTTTAATATTAAAACAATTTCTAACAATATTATTAAATCCATCTGCTATTGCTTGATAATATGGTTTAGTTTTAAGAGGAAATCTATATTTAGATATTTCTTCTAAATATTTGCCAAAATTATCTGACGTTAAATCATAATCAGATTCTACTAAGTCTGTTATCATTTCATTCGCACTAAATGTAAAATCTTTTAAGAGCAATGGATCTTTTATAAATACTTTATATGAATTATATATAATAGGTTTATCATAATATAAATAATAAAATTGATGATGATAAGTTGTATTAAAAATATTTATTTCAGGATAAACTAATGTGCTTAATATTGCTGATGATAATTTAAAAGGGATAGTAAATTCATTAATTAAAAGAAAACTTAATAAATCACCAAAAAATTTAAAAAAATTTATTTTAAATTGTTCTCCTTCATAATTAATATCAATTTTTTTAGAATCTGATAAATGACCATTCATAAAAGTAACTGATTTTCTAAAATAATTATTAAATTTAAATTCAGGATCGATATAATAATATCCTTCTTTATTTTCATCATTCTCATCCAAACATTTAAATATTTTAGATTCTTTCAATTCATTAACAACATCAGTAATAAAGTCTCTTGAAACACCACCTACATCAATACCTGCCAATGGTTGTAAATCAGAATCATAACCTTTAACCATAATTCTATCAATTTTACATAACAATAATTCATCTTTTTCAAAATCTGTATGAATACTTTTAGGATTAACAAATGAATCCCAATATACATAAAAAGCTGCTAATTTAGAATAATCAGTATAATAAATAAGTATTGGTCTTGGCATTACTGATGTTGCTGTAAATTTAGGTGATAATACGCTATCAATCATTTTTTTAAAAAATAAAGAATATTTACATGTATTATCATCTGCGTAAATGTTAGTCAATCGCACAAGTTTATTTTCTAATGATTCAAACCTTTCATCAAAACCTTGAAAAACAGAAGATTGAATAAATTTTAAATCTCTTTCTTTTTCTGTTAAAGGTTTTGATGAAACGTTATCTATAAAAACATTTTGTCTATCATAAATAATTAAATAATTTAATTTTTTATAAGCAACATCAAGAAATTCATTATAAAATTCTGTTAATTTTTCAGCAGCTATATTTAATTTTACAAGTGAATTAATTCTACTTCTTGGAGTTTTTAAAGTTTTAATATAATTAATTTTACAATCATTTAGTCCATCCATAATAATTTTTAAATCATCCTCAATTTTATTAACTACATCAAGAATTGTATTAAATTTAGAAGTATATATTAAATTACCAAATTTTTTATCTAATATTTTATCTATTTTTTTAGGATTTGCTAACTTAGTATAATAAATAAAACAATTTTCAGGTGTTTCTTCTTCTGATTCTTCTTCTGACGAGGAACTTCTTCTTGATTCATTTGAATTTGATTGAGAACTTCGACGAGGCATATTTTTCTTTCTATTATTTATTTTTTTTATTTTTTTTCTTTAATAACAATGATTTATAATTTTTAAGTTTTTTCTTTAATATTTTCATACTAAAATTACTTTTATTTTTTCTATTTCTTCTTCCTCCACCAGCAAGACCTATTCCCGATTCTACATTATATACTACATAATATAATTTATCAATACAGGATTGAAAATTTTTATATGGAGGTAAATCAATTTGATAAAAACATGTATGCGATGATGGTAAACTATCAACTGATCGTTCGTTAATGACTTTTATATGATATTTTAATTCGGATGTTTGTTTAAAATGATTCCATCCAGACCAAAAACGCAATAGACGACTTACAAAATCTAAATATTTTTCATCTGTTAATAATTCCAAAATTTTATGTTCATTTGTTACTTTAAATGGACCAGTTAATGCCAAATTAATAAAAGAACAAACTCTTATAGTATGAAGTCTAATTTCATCATCGTAAATTAGTCTTCTTATTTCATCTTTCATATTTTCCATAAATGCTTCTCTTAATTGTTTTACTTCTTCCATTGTTATTTTCGTATTTGATATTAACTTATCAACTACTGATAATGGCGTTTGTTTAATATTAAAACAATTTCTAACAATATTATTAAATCCTTTTGATATTGCTTTATAATATGGTTTAGTTTTAAGAGGAAAACGATATTTAGATAGTCTTTCTAAATATTTGCCAAAATTATCAGGTGTTAAATCATAATCAGATTCTACTAAGTCTGTTATCATATCGTTCGCACTAAATGTAAACTGTTTTAAAAGTAAAGGGTCTTTTATAAAATCTTTATATGAACCATATATATCTGGTCTATCATAATATAAATAATAAAACTGATGATGATAAGATTCATTAAATATATTTATTTCAGGATAAACTAATGTGCTTAATATTGCGGATGATAATTTAAAAGGGATAGTAAAACCATTAATTAAAAGAAAACTTAATAAATTACCAAAAAAATTAAAAAAACTTTTCTTAAATTTTTCTCCATCGTAATCAGTATTAATTTTTTTAGAATATTTTAAATTACCATTCATAAAAGTAACTGACTTTCTAAAATAATCATTAAATTTAAATTCAGGATCAATATAATAATATTCTTCTATATTTTCACCCTTTTCTTTTAAACATGTAAATATATTAGATTCTTTCAATTCATTAACAACATCAGTAATAAAGTCTCTTGAAACACCACCTACATCAATACCTGCCAATGGTTGTAAATCAGAATCATAACCTTTAACCATAATTCTATCAATGTTACATAATAATAATTCATCTCTTTTAAAATCACCCCCAAAATATTTATAACTGGATGTTTGCCAATATACATAAAAAGCAGCTAATTTAGAATAAGCAATGTAATATTTAAGTATAGGTCTTTCTTTTTTAGTTAAAGGTATATATTTTTCTTTTAATATTTCTTCAATTCGTTTTTTAAAGAATGATGAATAACATTGTTTTAATATATGATAATTTAGTAAGCTATCTTTATTAGAATCTAAATATGTATTGTTATAATCAGCATAAATATTAGTTAATCGCACAAGCTGATTTTCTAATGGCTTAAATTTATCATCAAAACCTTTAAAAATAGAAGATTTATTTTCTTTTAAATCTATTTCTTGTTGTGTTAAAATTTTTGATGAAACATTATCTTTAAAACTATCTTTTTTATTATGATTAATTATTAAAAGATTTATTTTATTTTCAACTAAATATATAAAAAACATACAAATATTTAGATATGTTGATTTTAATTCTGTAAAATTTGATGATGTAATGCGTTTATTTTTATTTGTTATAATACCATTATTAAAATCAAAATTAAAATAATATTCTGTATTTTCTTCAATAGAAATACCTTTTTCTATTTTTTCAATAATTTTCAGCATATTATTTTCCATTAAATCAATTTTGCGATTAAATATTTTAATAATATCAATAATTGTATTAAATTTAGCTTCTTTAAATAATTTAGTAAAAATTTTTACTAATTCTTCGCCATTTTTAAGTTTTATTTCTAAATCTTGTTTATGTAACGAAGTTCTTCTTGAAGAAGTTATAAATCTGGATGTCCTTGATATTTCTTCATCTGATGATAAATAAGATATACGACGTGACATTATTTAATTCTATCTATTATTGAAAATTATAATGTTTTTTATATAAAACTTTATTTATTTACTTATAATATGTCTTTAACATATATAAATGATGTATGGTCATTATATTTTCATGACCCTTATGATATGAACTGGGAACCAAATAGTTATAAATTTATTACTACAATTAGTAGTGTTGAAGATTATATAAATGTTTATAAGGCTTTTGAAGATTTATGGACGCGAGGAATGTTTTTTATTATGAGAGAACATATTATGCCTAGATGGGAAGATGAAAATAATAAAAATGGTGGTTGTTTTTCTTTTAAAGTCAATAAACAGGATTTTAATGAAAAACTATTTGAAGTTACATCATTGATCTTAGGTGAAATAATGGGAAAAAATGATTTAATTTCAATGAATATCAATGGTTTATCTGTAAGTCCCAAGAAGAATTATCATATTATAAGAATATGGCTTAAAAATAATGAACAAGTTAATAAGAATTTATATAACTTAATTGTTCATTCATATTCTGTAATAATGTATAAACCACATAATGAACTTGAATAAAAATTATATATAAATACTATTATTAATATTATTATATGTCATCAATTAATAATTTTAAAGATTTAGTAAAAAGTAAAGAATTTAATACAGTTATGTATGATGAATATTTTTTTGAAGAAGTTGCTAATGATGGTCTAAATACGCGTTATTTAAAAAGAGACAATTATAAATTAAATAATTTGAAAAATATTGATTTTCCTGATTTATTATTAAATTTAGTAAATGGATTTCTTGATAATTTAAATGTTACAATATTTGTTGAAGAGACTTATACAAAGAATAATTTAAACTATTATTGTAATATCAAAAGTGATTTAGAACATTATAAATTCATCGAAGATATTTATTATAACGTAGATTTAAAATGTAGTAAAAATAATGTTTTAGAAATTGAAACATCAATAGAAAAAAAATATGACGAAAATCAAATTAATGAAATTGATAAAATATTTTTAAATTTATTTTTAATATTCATGGAAAACAATTATACAAATTATGTTAAAAATAATATTTTCAAAAAAAAATTATCTAAGCTTAATCTTCACTCTTTTGTGCTAAACATAACTTAACTGTTCCCATTGATGCTATTGTATATTGTAGAATAATTGGATAAGAATTTTTGAGATAAATTTCAACAGTCGAACATAAATTAGTACATTTAGTAAAGATGCTTAAATATTTAAGACTAAAAACACCTTGTATAATCTCTTGTGTATTGTCATTATTTTTTATTTGTATGTTTTGTGTTTCAGTAGCCAAAACAGTCTCTTGGCAACAAAATTCGCCTTGACAACTTAATATCAACTTACCACCAATATTTTTAATTTCAATATATTCAGCAAGATTATGCATGTCTCTTATTATTTTTTGTAAATATGCTGATGGCATTGTTATAATTGTATTAAAATCAGCTGGTGGTATATCAACATTAACGACATCTATATCTAACATTGATAATTTATAAGTAGTCTTAACATTTTTCTCATTATTTTCAATGGTTATTCCAAGTATATTTGGATCATTTTTATGAATAAATAAAGATAAAATATCACCATTTTGAATAGTCTTAATCAACATATGAAATTTTAACATATTTATGCCAACATACAATTTTTTTAAACAATAATATTTTTCAAATTTATCAGCATGTAATTTTAGATGAATTAGAACAATATGTGTATTATCTAATGCGACAATTTTTAAACCATTTTCATCAAATTCTAAATTTACATCCATTAATATTTCCTTCATAGCATCTATTACAGATTTTATTGTAGATGCTTGAATTGTTTTTATTTCTAAAATATAATTATTATTATTTGCCATATTGTATAAGTTTAAAATAAAGTCCTTATATAAAATAATTTAATTATTATGTAAGTATAATGGATTTCCTTGTTCTTCTTGATTACCTTTATTGATAATATTATTTATATTATTTAAATAATTGCTTGGAGACACATAACCTTTTCCCAACATTAGCGATTGATCCATAAAAGACCCCCATCCCCATCCATTATTATCATTTGACTCTTTTTTGGCATATTGTAATGCTATTATTTCATGAAGGGTCGAATAATCATACATTTCTATTTTTATCAATCATATTTTTCATTTCAAAATCAAATGAATCACAAGTATCTCTTATTTCATCCCATTTAGTTGTTTTTTTCTCAATAATAAAAGATGACATATCAATATCCCATAATTCAGTCAAAGTATCATTAACATTTGAATTATTTTTATTAAAAATTGTTTCAATATCTTCTACTGAAATATTTGCAGGGGCTTGCTGAATAACTTGTTCCATTATATATATTTATATTTAGATAATTTATCTTTAATATAATCCTCAGCTATTTCATATGCCATCACTTCAAAAGGATGTTCATTTTTGCTTGGTATAATATCATTAATTCCATTAGGAGTTATTGAACGATATTTATAAACCATTTCAATCCCATTTTCATCCATATAAATAAATTCATCTAAATCTGGATTGGCTCTTATCATAGGTTCAGTATCTCTTCGTCTCGATATAACATACTTATGTTTATTTAAATATTCATTCAAAGTAACTTTATCATATCTTTGTGATATATGAACACTTTCGTGAATTAAAAGTTTAATTAATTCAGAATCATCGTAATTAATGATTTTAGGTGATAAAAAAATAATATCTTTTCTTGTATGCGGAAAACCTTCTTCATAATCTTCACCAACTAATGAAAATTTCCATTCATATTTATTATCAAAAAAGTTTCTTGCTATAATAGAACATTTATCAAGTTTGCTTTTCTGTTCATCATTAAAATTTAAAGACGAATTCATTGCTTTTAATTTATATTGTTGAATAGATGAACATTTTCTGGCATAAATATCATAAGGAGACATATTTTGTATATATTTATCTTCATCCGCATCTAAAAATTTAATGGTTTCTTCATCTGATAAATAAATATTTGGTTCACTAAACTTTTCAATTTTATTATTTTTTATAAAAAATATAATTATTATTATTAACAATAAAAATAATAAAATACCAATCAAAATATAATTATTCATTATATATATAATGAAAGATTAATTAAATTTTCTTCTTTTTTAACAATTATATATTTATCAATTACCTTTTTTGTTATTGTATATGGAAATTTAATCAATTCATCGTCTACTTTTATAAACTTATTCATATTAATGTAAGAATAAATATTATTAATATTTCTTTGTAAATTTCTTACTCCATCTTCATCAACTGTTTTTTCAATTATATATTCAATATCTTTATCGCTGATTATAATATCATCTGCTTTAATATTATAAGATTTACAAATATCTTTAATCAAAAAGTTCTTTGCCAATTCGACTTTATTTTGTTTTGTATATTTATCAACTTTAATAATAGTCATACGATCTCTTAAAATTGGATTAATTTTCTCAATATGATTAAATGTAAAAAACATAATTGATTTCGATAAATCAAGAGTTATATCACCCAAGAATTTATCAGTAAATACATCGTTTTGTGTGCTATCTGTTATATGAATTAATGTATTTGTAATTTCTTCTCCATATCTACTCGTAGATATCTTATCAACTTCATCAAAAAAGAAAATTGGATTCATAACTTTGGCTTTAATTATTTCATCAACAATTCTACCATGTGTAGCACCTTCATAAGTATATAAATGACCTTTTAAATAACTCGCGTCAGATACGCCACCTAATGGAATAAAAGCAAAAGGATATTTAAGAACTTTCGCAATACAATCTTTGATCAATTTAGTTTTTCCAACACCCATCGAACCTTGAATACCTAAATTACATCCCTTAGCATCTGGATTCGAAATAAATTGTGCTAATATTCTTATTATTTGTTCCTTAGTTTCATTGTGACCATAAATATTAATATCCAACTCTTTTTTAACATTTGTTAAAAAATCACTAACAGCATTTACATTTCTGCTATTATTATTAATATTATGATAAATACCAAAAGGTATTTTATTAATTACATTAATAAGTTTATAAAATTTAGAATATTCAGATGAATGATGAGATATTTTATTAAATTCATTCAATTTATTTAATATAACTTGTTTATTACTTAAAGAAGTATTTGAAGTAATAATTTTAAATCTTAATGGAGTTTTTGAAGTATTCGTATTACTTATTTCTTCTTCTTGTTTTAATATTGATTTTTTAGTATCAGGTAAAAGACTATTAAAATATGTGATTTCTTCTTTATTATAATTATTCAATATATCATCTTTATCCTTTCTTTTATGACGATTATTATTCATATTTTTAATAAATAATAAAAAAATAACTTTATATACAACATCTATAATAATAAGACTTGCCACTTGAATTCTCATATCTCGTAATTTCAATTATTTCACCTTGTTTTACTCCAAGCCATTTAGCAATCACATCATTCTTTAAAATAAGTGGCAATTGTAATTTACTTTTAATTAAATATGTCTGCATAATTTCAGTTGCTTCATCGGGGCTTAATTTACGATGAGGAGGAACTAATTCATGTCTCATAGGATTAAATTGTAATTCTTTAATTTGAAAGAATTGTAACATTCCTTTCTTTTTTTGTAAAATTTTATCAATAATATTTAATTGTGCTATTGTTGGAGTTGTTAAAATATCATTATTGAAAATTAAAATAATATTATATTTACCATTATAACTATTAACAAAGTTATCTATATTTGATTTATTCTTCTTTAATAAGTCTATAATACTGACTCTTAAAGTCTTAGTTAAAGCAAAGATAATAGTTGAATTATTTGTATGAAATTCAATGACTTTATCATCATTATAGAACTCTTCACGATCAATATCTTGTTCGTGTTCTGAAAATTCATCAATATTTTCACCTCTCTCCACTAACATTTCTTTAATATTTTGAATTACATTGTCAATCTCCATTTTGTTAATATTTTGTTTTATCTGTTTATATATCATTTTTTTATTTTTATTTATAAATGACTAAAATAACAAGATTTTTTCAACAACCATCTGTATTTGAAGGTCGTTTAATAACGTGGAAAGAAGAAGAACCTGGATTTGGAGAAACTTATGACAAATATGCAAGTTGTTTTATGATTGATTATAATTATAAGTTAATAAATGAACTCGTATTATTATTACAAAATTATGATAAAGGATGTGAAAAATTAATTGATTATATTCGCGAAAATAAAAATCTTAAAAATAATAGTTATCTATTATCATGTGATAAAATATCAAAACCTGCTAATAAATGTATTGTAAATATTTTACTTCATATATACACAATATTGTCAGATATTCGAAGTAATATTATTTATCCTAAGTTTATAACTAAAAGTAAAGGCGATTTATATTTATACAGAGCATTTAATTATAATATGTATAAAGAAATATTTCCTTTATTTGAGAAAAATAATAATACTACACCATGTTTCTTATCATTTTCAGTTGTTGAAAATATCGCATTNGATTTTATAGAAAGATATAAAGATGTTAATGAAAAAACTATTTTTTGGGAATTAATAATACCAAATCATTTATTAAAGANATTTCATTATACTTATTTAGGTTATGATATAAATTTAAGAAATAAAAAACAAAAAATATATGGAGAATATGAATTCTTTCTTAATCTTGGGGCAATATTAAAATTAGTTGCTGTTAAAGAAAATGAATTTCAATCAATTAAATATTTGCGTTATACTTATGTATTTCAAGGTTGGGACGAAGAATATCAGAAGAAAATTGAACAAATGTCTTTCACTTTGTTTAAATGTCTCAATAATCCCGTCTAAGTAAAAACACATTTTTCCATAATGAAAAATAATAAATTAGATTATTTTGGTTTTCAAAATTAGAATCATCATTAGATACATAAATCTCGCTCATATTTATTATGATATAAGAATTTATTTTTAAATAAAGATAAAAAATGTCTATACATTCAATCATAGATTATATAAAAAAAAATAATATTGAAGAAACAAGTTATTTTAAAGGCGATATTAATGAATATTTGAATAATGGACAAATCTATATCAATCTTCTTCAAGTTAATTTTCCAGATTATTATGAATATTCCAATAATTCAATTGTTTTCTTTTATAATAATTATTGGATTTATTTATCATTTGATATTACAATGAACTATAAAGATATTTTTTGGAATATCTCAATATCAAAAAATAAAGATGATTTAAAGAAATCTCCTGTAATTTCCTTATATTAATTAAATACAATTAAGATACATATTTTTCAGCAATAAAAATAAATTGTAAATTTCTGATTCTTGGTATCTATTTCCATCTTCATCTATAAAATAATAATTATGCCCAATCATCATTATTATTAAACTTTGATTTTAAATCCTTTCCATCCAACAGCAGCAACATAAACGCCATAAATCTTCTCAATATATGATCGAACTTGAATTCTATCAGGGATTTTCTTACCTTTTGATACGTTTTCAACAGCCCAGTTTCTGAAATCATTATAAACTTCCATATATCCAACCTTCTCTTTGCTTGCTGGATCAGCAATAATTCTTTCATTCACATATTGACCAATGATATCATTATTATCCTTGTATTTCTGAGTAGCATTAATAACTTCTCTTGGCTCAAAGAGTTTATTCGGATTGATATGTTTATGTCTTTCGATTAGCATTGATAAGAAATATTCACTGTAAGTTTCGAATTTTTCTGATAATTCCAAGTCCATCATAAATTCATTACTTTTCTCAGGATCTGGATTTTCACAGAAACGAGATGTAAATTCAACAACTCTCAATCTACGCCAAACACCACCATCCTGAGAAGGAATCTCTGGTAACTCATTACAAGCTAAAATCATCTTAAATTGTGGCTTAAATTCATAAGGTTCTTTATATAGACCTCTGGTAAGAATTCTATCATTACCTGATAACTCTTTCATATAACCTACATTAATCTTATCATTCTCGTTTGGTTCTTGTAAAACAGCGAATCTTCTTCCTTTTGTTCTCTCTACTTCTGATTGTGCTGAATTAGATGCAGTTCTTTTCTGAGTTAATAAGGCGATTGGTAAAGTCGCATAATAATCACCAACGGCTTTTTGAATCAAATCTAACAATCTACTTTTACCATTACTACCTTGACCAGTGAAAATATAGAATCTTTCTTGGGCAATAGAACCGTCAATAATACAAGCTAATATATCGAGAACATAATTGCGAATATTAATATTTGTAAATACTTTTTCAAAGAAATTATTGATTTCAGTAATTTCATGATAATCTGGTGAATATGGAATATAATTTTTATTAGTAGATAGAGAAATATAATCATCAGGCATACCTTCTCGGAAAATATGCATCTTCATATCATAAACACCATTCTTAAATCCAATCAAATGAGGTCTACAATCTAATAATTCTTCAAATTTTTCATCAATAAATAAACATTTACATTCTTTCATTATATTATCTTTGTATGATGAAGTCTTTAATTTTTGTGCTATTTTTAATGCTTCTGTTCCTCTCTTATTATACATTGATTGTTGTGCTTGGTCAAAAGCATTATTATTACTAATGCTATTATAATAGATAGCTCTATCCATAAATTTACGGCAAATATCTTCACTTAATGCTTTGCGTAAATTCAAACCTTCACGTGTTCTAATCCAACAATGACAATCGCGATCATATTTATACCATGTATCTTTTGTAACGGCTTTATATTCACCTTTATATATGACTTGAATTAGCTTAGCAACATCATAATGAGCTCCTTCTGAACCAATTGCGATATCAATCAAAGGAATTACAGAATTATCAATGATTTCTTTATATCGTTGTGGATTATCAGATTTAGCCCACCATCTCAATGTTCCCATTCCTAAATGATCTTTTCTCATCCTATCCCATAGACTCTGGCATTCTCCTTCAACATAATTACTACTAATTTTAGAAAATTCAACCCATTGCGCCAACAATCGATAATCAATATTTCGCAATACCCAGCCTAGATTAATCCAATCATTATAACGTTCAGCTCTTGAAGGAGATAGACATTCTGTTATCAATTCTCTCGCTAAAATATAATCATCGTCATTCGTATAATTTTTAATAATATTAATTTCTTTTTTTAATAAGATATTATTTTCAAGTTTTTCTTTTAATTTCTTATCAATGGCTGGTAAAATATGCCTAATATATTCTTCGATTTCTCCGACCGCTGATTCTTTTGGAGTAGTTGCCTTTTTTTTAATATTTCTCATCGAGAATAATTTAATATATCCAATTTCTTCATTAGCAGTTGCAGTATAATCAATATTTACTGTTGTATCGGTAGAATTGTCATAATTATAGATTTTAGTAACTCTATATGCTTCGGAGTCAGGTTTTTTACTACCATACATCTGCCAGCAATTAGCACTAATAATAGCTTTATCAATAATATCTTCATATTCATTACATAAATATAAATCACTAAATACAATACTTGCAATATCTAATATCTTTTTCCTAATGAAGTGTTGTGTATTATTATCAATAATAATATGTGGAAAAATTATATGAAGTCCATCTTTGATTTTATTTTTTAACTCTGTTGGATATGGTTTTTCCATTACATAAGCAACATTACTTTCATTATCTATTTCTAAATATTTATTTATAACTTTAAAATAATTATCAATTATCTTAAAAATATTTCCATCGTTGTAAATGCGTTGTAAATAAGTAACACCGTTTTCATTAATAGGCATAGGAAACCTAAAATCTAGATCGACTCTTAATGGACTTGGATCTACTGGTTTTTCTGTTAGATGTAGATGTGCACCATTAGTAATCGCAAGAGAATAGATATTCAAGAATTCATCGTATTCGTCATCATTAATAAACAATGATAATTTTGGATAACCAATACTTGTATTCGTGAATGGTTTGCCTTTTTCAATTTTATGCTTTAAAATAAATGTTTTAAATTTATCTTGGGCACTCATATATATTTATTATCTAATTATATTTTTAAATTATAAAAAATCATCATTTTTTATTATTGCTATTTATAGATTAATATATGAATTTTTGTAGTCCCACAGCAGAAAATAAGGTAATCTGTTATAGTGAAAATACATTGCTAATTATAGCAAAAGCATGGAATTATTTAAAACCAAAGAATAAAATTTATATTTCTAATCCAAGTTTACTATTTCAAAATATTCAGAAGAAAATGGGAAGTAGAACATGGGCTTATGTTGATATTATAAGATTATTAAATAAAAATAAAAATGCTACTATTACTGAACTTATGAGTAGAATAGAACATCATAATTTAAGACCATCTCAACCAATGTCATGGGTTGATAATAAAACTGAATGGTTATCCAATATAGATATTGAGAAAGTTTTGCGTCAATATGAGAAAAATAAAAGTTTATTTTATAAATTTCATGGAGTTTATACAATAGATTTTGGAATGAAATTAGCAGATGGTAAATGTAAATATGATTATGGTTGTGATATTAATATGAAAAATATTATTGCGTCTGGAAATAAATTCTTTGGATTTATTACAAATTTATGTAAATATGATGAACCTGGATATCATTGGACATCTAGTTTTTTTGTATTAGATCCCAAATATGATAGTTATGGTGCTTACTATTATGATAGTGTTAAAAGACCTATTCCAAAATTATTAAAAATTGTTTTTAAAGATATTAAAAAACAAATGGAATCTATTTATTCTGATAAAAAATTTGTAACAAAAGTTAGTAATATAGAACATCAAAAGAGTAATACAGAATGTGGAATTTTTTCAATAACCTTTCAAACGCGCTGGTTATTATTATTAAAAAGAGAAGGTTATAAAGTTAAATTTGCTGATGTTATTAATTTTCATAAGATGAATGATAGTGTCATGAAAGCACTTAGATTTAAATTTTTCAGACCTAATATTAAATCATTACTTAAAAATTAAGCATCATTTCTTAATTAAACAAACATGGACAATAATAAAGAGATATTATATGAAATTGCTATTAAAATGGTAAAAGATAAACACAATATTAACGAATATCCACGTGAAAAATTTGATAAATTTTATTATCAAACATTTCGCAACAATCCTAAACCAGATAATTATAAGATCTTAAATAAACAAGTCCTTAAATCAATTGATGAAGAACTATTAATTAAACAACCAGAAGAAACTGATGAGACAATTGATGACAAAATTAAAGAATATGAGAAACAAAGGGCGAATATCAATATTATTACAAAAGGCGTAATAGAACCTGAAATTGAAATTCAACATCATCATAATGATAATCAACAATCATTAGATATTAATAAGCAAACAAATAATTATAAATATATTAATATTGATAATAATTATCATAATGGTCGTTCATTTATTATAAATACTATTAAAAATAGTTTTAACATCATTAATAAATATAATAATTATAATATTTATCCTGCTTATCTATGTATTCCGTCCATTATTAAAAATAAAACTCCTTATATCATATTGGGTATAACTGATGGCAACAATAATATAACATATACATTTATTCC